TGCCCCCCTCGTGGGATTCTGGATGAGGTGGCCCAGGACTTCAAGCTTCGCCATATCGGAAGCTATGACTTGCTTCAAAAAGTCAGCCGTGCAAAGCCCAAATTCCACTGCTTTGGTCATTGTCACGTTGGCTATGGGGCCAAGAGCGTCATTGACACCTTCTATATCAACGCATCAATCTGCAATGAAAGGCAGCTTCCGGTTAATAAACCGTGGACATTCGAGGTGGAACCGTGTTAAACTATTCACTGGCCCTCTGGGGTGCGCTTTCGGCTGGGACTTTTCTCTTCATAGGGCTCCTCGCTATCAGTGCCTTCTTTCAGAGTGGAGTGGCTGGGTTTAAGGAGTTCAAAGTAAGTTACCTGACCCTTATTCTAACTCTCATCTTCGCCAGTGTGTTTTTCCCCATCGCATGGACCATGATCCATAACATGATAAAGGAGCAGTCATGAAGAAATTCCTGTTGATCTTCCCCCTCATCCTGTCAGTGGCGATTGGAGGTGGGGCTATTTACCTCATTGCTCTGTTCGGCCACTTCCCCCTCTCTTACAGACTGGCCATGGCCATCTCCCTTCTCATCTCCTACGTCAACATGCGGAATACCAACTGGGACGAAGCAATGAAGCAGTCCCAGGATCTCTCGGAGATCATGAAGAGATGGCTGATGGAGCTTCTCGGTACAGTCGTCGTCATGGTCACTCTTGGCCTATGCAGTCTCACTTTCATGTGGCTGAAGTAGTTCCTTCAACGCTTGATTCTTTTGAAGTTCATGTAAGGGGTTCCAATGGCTCGTCTAATCAGTGAAGGCCCCGACCCCAGTGTGGTTAAGCGGGTGATTTGCAAGAACTGTGGGGCAACGATGGAATACGTTCCTGCTGATGTGCTGTCCGGAACGGATTATGATTATGGTGGTGGGTCTGACGACTACCGCTACATCGTTTGCCTGAAATGCCAGAAGCAGATTTACCTGTAGGCATAAGCTCTGCAATCGAGTATAATAACAGAGAGGTATGAAATGGAAAAGCGTGTCATCATCCTGGTCGGCCCTTCCGGCTGTGGCAAGTCCACCTGGATCCAGAACTACGAACTGGAGGGGGAGTTTGAGGTCTGTTCTGCGGACCACTATTTCCTCCAGCCGGATGGGAGCTACAACTTCAACCCTGGTCTTCTGGGTAGGGCTCATGCGGCCTGCCTGGAAAAGTTCAAGCATTGTCTGGCTTGCGGCCTGTTCACCATCTTCGTGGACAATACCAACACCCGTGACTGGGAGCGCAAGGAGTATGTGGATGCGGCGAAGAGGGCTGGCTACGAGGTGTGGCTGAAGGTCTTCAAGGTCGATCCGGAGGTCTGCGCGGCCCGAAACACTCACGGAGTCCCGCTGGAGTCCGTCCGTAAGATGGCTGAGCGGATCGATGTGTTTGAAGGATACTATTCCATATGAATATTCAGGAGCAGTATCCCCACATGTTTGTCCCTCGATTCTGGGGTATGGATATCGGAGATGGGTGGATGCCCATCGTGGAGGAGGCTATTGTTCGCATCACTGCTCTCCCCGATCCTCCCCAGATCGTTCAGGTGAAGGAAAAGTTCGGGCTCCTCCGGATTTACACTTCTTGCGTTCACGCTGAAGCAGATCGTATCATCAGGGAAGCTGAAGCAGAGTGCGCTGAGACTTGTGAGTATTGTGGACTTCCGGGAGAAGCTCGTAGTGATGGGTGGATCAAAACACTTTGCTCCGCCTGTAACCTGAAACGGAGTAATAGATAGCATGGGCATGAAGTTCGAATACACCAGAAATCCGCTGCTAACCCATTGGGATGCAGATTATGTCGTATCCTTTGATAGGGTCAGCACCATTCTTTCCCGTGCGGGTCGTCCCTGCAAGGTGGGTGAGGCGGATGGCTGGGCATTTGAAGTTCCGGCCACCGAGGACACCCCCTGGCTGACCTCTCTACTCCGTCATTTCTTCATGCAAGCTGTTGAAAAGGCTTGCTTTCCTACCGGTCACAACGTTCTTTTGATCCAACTCCCTGACTGGGCTCCAACCAGAGTATTAGTCTCTGTATGGGGAGAATTAGCCAAGCGAAGAGTCTGGGAAGATTACGATTGGCGCAACTGCAACAAAGAAGTTCCCCCAGGTCACAAGTTTTTGATGAACATCCGGCTCCTCTGCCCTAACGAAGAGATCTTCGACGGGATGGCAGCATATTTTCAAGGAACCTGGGAACTCTGAAAACTTTCTGAAGAAAAAGGTATACAGAACCCATCAATACACGGTATAATAAGTTCAGAGGGTTAGATCAAGGTCACCCTCGAAACCCCAGGAAACTGGGAAATGAACCAACTTGACAACTGAATATATGTTTTTAGAAATGACTTGCTTGGTGCTTTAGGGCATCTGGCGGAAACCAGCCGCAGGTTCTCCTGTTCTGTATAAAGTTAAGTGCTGGTGGGTGGGCAACTAGTGAAGGCCCATACAAATCTTAAGACGCTTGCAGCAACCAACCTAGGGGGAAACCCCATCCCAGGAGTTCCGCACTCTTCTCCAAAAATCAAGAGGGCAGAGGCGTCTAGTTTTAATTTAGGAAGGCAGACCTAGGAACTACATAAGGTCTCTCCCGATGGGAGTGGATTGAAACGAGTAAGGGGTCTCACCAAAATCTCATATCGATTCTTTGCAACCTGCTCAAACAAATACCCTTAGAGTCTGTGAAGCGAGAATATCAAGTGCTTCGGGAAAGCGGAATTGGGTATGATCCGGAAATGATTAGGTTCTGATTTCACCGGGAAACCGGGAGCAGAAGACAAGGCCGGGTTAAGTGAGTAGACGCACGAGCCAGGACGCTTCAGGCCAGCCTCACGATTCCAAAGTGTTGGCACCCCAGCCATAGCGTCACTAAACTTCTGGCACGGGGTGGGAATGTGTGATCCTACCCACAATTTCAGCAGACAGCCCTAGCTTCACGCCACGACCTATAAGGAGGCGCGAACCCGCGAGGAAGGGACCAACAAGGAGAACATCAGTTTTGTCTGCGAAACCAGTTTCCCGCATAAATGTGTGAGCCTATGAGGTAGGCTAATGACACGGTGGAGGGAACGGAGCCTTCGGAAACGAGGAAGCTGATTCCCAGAGAAGCCAGTGACCAGCAATGATGAATTAGGACAGCCGGGACAGGCTCCGGCCATAATCTCACCTCAGAGGTAAGGCGGGTGACAACTCGTGTGGTAGCTGGTGCAATCTCGTGGCCCACACTCTCAACCCCCTAACAGCACTAGGTTCTGGTGAGCCGTTGCAACGGCTTGCATTACAGACCTCGAAACGAGATGCGGGTAGGAAGAGTCCCCGCTGAGGTGTTCCAATCAGTAAGATGCAGATGAGGGTAAAAGAAACAAGATCCCCCCAGTTATCGCAAATTCTGCAACTGCCATCCAAAACTGGTGACTGGTTTCAATCATGCCGGGTAAGCACCCTCTTTGCTGGAGGGACCGGCTCCAAATCCGACCTTAAGCAAGTCGAATCGGTGACGCGATATAGTCCAGGTCTCTGGGGTGGCTACCCTCGCTAATTGCAGCCCCCTGCGTCTGGCTTCATACGCCGAGTGTCATGACCCTCAGAAGCCACCCTCTTCCAAGATTTAAGGGTCACTTGAATCTTCTCTCATGAGTTCCGGTGTAAATGGGAGTAGCTAACCGGATTTTTTACCAAGATCAGGCTCTAAGCAAGCCGAATCGTTGGTGCAACGTATAATGCACCGGGTGTGAGTCCCCTTCCTACTCCAGTTGGTGTGGTCTGTAGGTACCTAGGCACCAGTCTCAAGCCCCGAAGACTCTAAACCCCAAGGCCCTTCTCAGTCTCTGTTGCATGGTTAAAAGTCAGAGGCCGGTGACCCAGTTCCTGTGTCAGTCACCGTAGCTAACAGGTTTTTCGCCTTATCCTATAGCGGTAAGTAGAGTGCCCTTTCACGGCAACAACCGGAGTTCGACTCTCCGTGGGGCGACCAATGCACCATTAGCTCAGTTGTCCTAGAGCAGACGCCTTCTAAGCGTCAGGTCATCAGTTAAAATCTGATATGGTGTACCATGACGGTGGTGGTCGGATGGATCTGACGCTGGTCTGCAAAACCAGTCCCGGCAGGGCAATACGGAGTTCAATTCTCCACACCGTCTCAGTAATACCATCTGAGGGCTACTCCTCTCCCAAGGAAATGCTTGCTTGGTGATGAACCTTCAGTAAGAATGGCTTAGTGATGCAACTGGCGAGACATGGCAGTCTCAAAAACTGCTCCCTTCAATGGGTTGTGGGTTCGAATCCCACCTGAGCTACCAAAAGGAGTGCCCATGCTCCTCCCAACATTTCGGTGTTGGGTTTGAATGTGCTATCAGTGAGGGGTAGTAACCCTCTGTTCAACCCCTTCGGGGTTGCTCATGCTAACCAATTAGTAGCAGCGCATAAAAAGCTACAGAGGCCCCCGGAAGCCGCATGAAACTGCGGATAGGTAGCTGGATCCGACAAAACCAGCGAATCTAGGAGTGCCCATGCTCCTCCCATTCGTAGCAGTTTGTAAAATCAGTATACGATTGGGTCAGATGTGTGGTCGTTAAAGGCTGGTAACCTTTCCCGCAAGGGTCGTCAACGGCTGGTAGCAACACAGAAATTACAGAGGCCAATGGTCGTTCCTCGAAATGGGAACTAGGTAGTTGGAGCCGACAAATCCAACACGTTCACTGGCCCCAGCAATGGGGCCTTTGGTGGTGCTGGTGGACTGCGAGATTGCCCCACAGACCCGTTCCCGAAACGCAGATAGGACAACGGATATTTGACGTAAGGGCCAGCCGGAGCCTTTGATCCGGCACTCCGTTACCTCCATCCTCCCAACCGCCGAACGGTTAGGCACCTGCTTTTTACAAGTTTCATCTACAGGAGAAACTGTGCTAGACCGCGCCCTCTCTTTGTTCTACTTCATTTTCAGCCTCGCCTTCACGGTGGTTTACACCATGTACTGGCAGGAAATAAACAAACGGGTCTGCGCCACCTATCTTCAAGTCAAATTCCTGGTTCTTCCAGGAGTTCGATGCCGTTGGGAAGGTGGGTACCTCCGTGATGGACCTGACCGCACAGGGGATTGGGAGCCTCGTGAAACCAAAGTTATCGGCAGGAAAGACTACGAGCGCCTCTCTCGGGCTTACCCGAATGAACTCAAACCAGTTTAATCCTCACTGGCACCACACGCGATCAAGAGCCTCTTCGCCCTGACGTAATTACCCCCTCTAGGGGTCATACCGACTAAGATTAGTGCCTGACGAATGGATTCTGTGCCCTTTAATGCCGCAACTAGAGCTTCGTCTGAGACCTTACCCTTCATGCTTTTATTCCTCCCTCTCCAGGTGTGCGTGATGGAGTGGCAGTTAGGGCACAGGGCCTCCAGGTTACTCCTCTCATCGTTCATGTGATCGCCATCCTTGTGTTCTATCTCCAAAGAAAGTTTCACCCCTTGCCACTCGGAGAGTCCGCAGCGACTGCACTTGAGGTCTTGCTCTCGTTTGACCCTGCTGCTCTTACCGTCCTTTCCCAAACTCTCCCAGGATTTTGCATCCGAAATAGCAATCATCCTGATTTGGTTTCCCTTCTGCGCCTTCTTGCCAATCTCACTTTGCCTCTCACAGAATTTAACGTAAGTTACGGGATCTTCTGTTTTGATTTTTCGCAGCCAGTTACTCTCACCCACCCTCTGTTTGTTTAGCTCGGACACAATTCTTCTGTTGGCACACGCCACCGAGCAAAACCTACCAGAACCAAACTGAGCATCATGCTCGGAACCACAACGTTCACATCTCATTATGAACCTCCATTTTAAGGTTCAGAAAGACGATGTTTGAACGTTACTTCCATCCTCCCGGCACTCAAAGGTCGAGTATCTCCCTTTTAAGGAGACTTCAAAGGGTTCGATTCCCTTCGGGAGGACCACAGGCCCCATAGCTCAGTGGCCAGAGCGGCTGGCTCATAATCTGCGGGTCGCTGGTTCGAATCCAGCCGGGAGGACCAAGAAGTCGAGTAATAAGTACCATGCGGGTATGATGTAGTGGTAGCATGTCATCCTTCCAAGTTGATCGCGTCAGTTCGAACCTGACTATCCGCTCCAACACTGGTCAGATCCATCCGTCAGGGTGGCGTGGGCTTCCGACCGAGCCCTTCGGGAACACGACACGTTCCCGCCTCTATTGGGTCGTAGGGCTACTCGGGGTGGCCATCTCCCTTGCACGGAGAAGATTCAGGTGGGTTCGATTCCCACACGATCCACCATTTTGGCACTCCACTCAGTGGGGCAATTACCCGTTTAGAGCGATAGGCTGCTTGTGGTTCGGGGGAGCAAGCAGATGCCAAAATCCATCTGGAGGGGGCTAAATCCCCCTGATACATGGTCCAGTGATACGAGAACGGGTTCAGCCTCTCACGAGGAAGCTGGAGAAACCCACCGGAGTGATAAGGCAGCTTTTTTACCGGTACCTGCCGCTCGTGCGAAGGTCGTCCATGCCGGTTATATCGGACGAACAGAATTCATCTCCAGATCAAACATCTTGTGGAAGCATGTAGCCACATGCCTGACGAGCGAAGAGCCTGGATGCGAAAGCAGAGAGCGGGTTGAAACAGCCCCAATAATCCCAGGAAGATGAGGTAGCGACTCATCCCACATAATTTCAATATAGGGCAGCGTGGAAAGCAGACATGCCATTAAGATTTAGATCTGGTGGTGGCCTCCTGAGCTACGGCTTAGTGTACCGTGGCAAGATACCGTCGAGGGTAAAGCGGGTTTACACACAGTCACCCGATAAGTCCCCTAAATCGCCAGTCTAGTGTTTGTGAAAGCAGGGAGTCTCTAGACTGGAAATATCGGAAAATGGAGGAAGTTGGGGTAGCGACCAATCCCTATATGAGTATCAAACTAAAGACCCTAGCAGCAAATCACCTATGGCGATGAGTTGGCAGTCCTCACTAACAAAAGTTAGAGCAAAACTGCCATGGGGTCTTGGTTTTTATCTCACGAGAAATTGTGAGCGGATTGAAATAAATAAATAAAGGAGCAATACAATGAGAAAAGAGGCATCCGAAAGTCCTCCTGTGTAAGCATCTGCTTACGTTTGGAGGTGCCTTATGGCGCAAAGCAAGACGCACGGTAAGTCCGTGCAGCAGATGTCCACCGTGCAGTTGTTAGCGGTGGCAAAGAGTGGCTCCCTTCTGGCTGCGGCAGCAAAGTATTTGCTGGAGCAGAAAGGGGTGGAGTGGAGGGACAAGAAGAAAAAGTAACGTCAGACCGGGGAAGCCCGGTCCCATTGGGGTGTAGCACAACGGTAGTCGCGCTCGGCTTTGACCCGAGTTATGGGGGTTCGATTCCCTCCACCCTAACCAATTCGTCTTAGCCCCTAACGGGGCTTAAGGCAGTGATGACTGGCACTTACCACGATATTGGGCCATGTCGGTTGTATGTGGGTTCGTGGACCCTATTACGATTGTTCCGATTTGCAATTTCAAATCGGTGGCGGTGGGTAGAGGACTTGTCCTCTTCGCCGGTTTCCAACTTCCTAAAAGTTGGTGGTGGAGGCGGTGTGATTCCGGTCACGCTTCCCCCCGTGGGTGTGGGGGTTATCACATCACAAAGCGGCCCTAGATCCGAATGGATCATTTTTAGGTGGTCAAAGACCGTATAGCTGGGTGATGAATCTATTCCCAGCATCCATAACACCCACGGGCCGAGAGGTTGATCGTGACCGGAATTAACCGGAATCGCTGGGATAACCAGAATGGGGCTCCAAATACTCAGCTTCTCCCATCTACCGCTGAGTCGGGTGCAGACGTAGCCAACGGTGAAACGATATACCCCTGGCCATCCGTAAACGCCTTATTGAAGTCACGAACGGTTCGGTAGGATGATGATGGGCTAACCGAACATCCCCTAAGCAAGGTGCAACACTCTGCTGACCCGTAGTGGGCTCCGGTTACCAACTCACTAGACTGACGCTACACTATGCGCTGTTGCCTGAAGACGACCCCCACGGGGTGACACCCAACTACCAAAATGGAGAGGTAGGCACAACATAGGAACTTCGCTGCAAAGTTTTCAGTCACGCTTGACTAGGCATGTTGGTCAAGCACCTCCAGGGGGTGACAGGTTTCGACAGGTTATTCTCATTGAATGTGTTTCACGCCCCGGAAAACTGATGGCCGGGTTAAAAATCAGTTAAAACAAAACTGCCACGATTAACGTAGTAGATTTTGACCGCTCCTTCGTTCCTTCCTTCGCGGAAGTAGCTTAAGGGCAAACCCTCCGGTAATCGTCTGGTACCCAGGGGGTAAGTTCTATGAGGGTGGCTTCGGCCTGCCGAGTAGGGCTAACAGATCACGCTCCCACTGAGCCTTGTAGGGGGAGAAGGGAACTAAGGCAAGTCCTCGATCACAGTTGTCTGATACCTGTGCAGAGGTCACGAAGAAACAGACTAAGCGTGTGAATAAGGCACTTCAATAGATTTCTTGGACGGGGATTCGATTTCCCCCACCTCCTCCAATAATCTTCCTGTAGGCTAGCTGGACAAACCGATAGGCCCCGAACCTATAGACCAGCGGTTCGACTCCGCTCAGGAAGACCATCTGACATTCATCTACCAAGCGTAGAAGGAAATCGGGAGACGCTATGCGACTCCTAGTAAATTTTAGACACGTGCAGCAACCTACCCTGTCTAGCAGACTCTGGCTTCGTGCCCCTGCAAAAAAGTTTTGCCGTTCTTAAAACGTCAAACGTGTCTAGCTTTTTAAATCTCATAGGTTCTTTTACCTAACTATGAGTGGATTGAAATAAACTTCCATTTCCTCTTTTGAATGGAGGGTAACATGCTTAGTGATGCTATTGATGATCATCAGAATATTCGAGACAGATTGGTCAAGTTCATAAGTAAAGAGCCCTTCAATGCTATGGACTTGTTCTCCGTTCGAAGAGACTATAACTGTGATCTGGGCTCCTGGCTTTGGAAGCATCGAAATGCGGAAATAGCCGACAAAAAAGAGTATCAGGAACTCGTGGGGATTCATCGTAATTTTCATGAGATTGCTTATAAAGCTCTAATGCTGGGGTCTGATAATAAACCAGAAGAGGCTTTCGCGGTTTTGGTTGGCCCCTACGCAGTAATAGAGAAGCAACTGATCGAAGCTATCGTCAACCTTGGAGATGTCGAATGAAGAAACAAATGCATTATTCCCTTGGCCTCTACCCTCTACGGAGCAGTGGCTATCGGGCCTTCGTCGGCTTCCGCCCTGTGTGGAGGTTCTGGGGCCATTGGATCAACCCACGGACCTATTGGAGAGCCGTTAAATACTTCTGTCAGCGTGGCTACAGGGGATACGCAGATTGCGATCACTGGGACATGGATAGCTACCTCGAAAACGTGATGTTGGGTCTGTTCCGCGATCTCAAGAAGCATACGCAAGGCTACCCAAGCGGTATGGGTGATCGGATCATTGACACGGAAGGAACTGATACTGGTTTCGAAAAATGGCAGGCTACCCTCACCGAGATCATTGAAGGTCTGGAAGCTTCCCAGGAACTCAAAGATGAGTTTACGGTTCCGGAGGGAACCTATAGCAAGGAGCCTATCTATTGGGAGCCGGTCGAGGGCCATGAGGATTGCTTTCGAATGAAGGAAACTGAGACTCCTCGTTTCAATAAGGAGCTTCACGATCAATGGTCTGCTCCGTTGAAAAGGAAGTGCCTGAGAGCTAAGACTTTAATGGCTCGTTATTGGGGTTGCTTCTGGGACTAAAAACACCCCGAATGGCGGAAGTGGCGAGACGCACGAGACTTAAAATCTCGCATCCGTAAGGGTATGAGGGTTCGAATCCCTCTTCGGGGACCAAGTAAGCTAATGGGAAAATTTGAACTTCCAGTCCCTAGAATTGGAGGTTCAAAAATATGGAGTGTGAGAGGTGTTTAGTCCAACATGATGGTAACTTCGGGTCCGGTCGATTCTGTAGTGCAAAGTGTGCAAGATCATTTTCAACTAGGGCGAAGAGGGCAGAGATTAGTAAGAAGGTATCTAACACCCTGAAAGGGCGATGCAAAATCGCTCCCAGGATCCTGGTAAGAAAGATTTCAGCACGAGTGCCCCCTCAGCAAGTCTGCCTCTCCTGGGAGGACAAGTTCCCCCTGAAGGACGTTATGGTGGCAGGGTCTACCTACCCCAGACACTCACTGAAAAAGCGGATAATTGACCAAAAGCTACTCCCGTATATCTGTAGTGTTTGCGGGTGTTCACCAATGTGGCGCGATGAGCCACTACCCTTATTACTAGACCACATAAATGGGGTAAACAACGACAACAGACTAGAGAATTTAAGGTTTGTGTGCAGCAACTGTGATAGTCAACTGCCCACTTACAAGTCTAAAAATAAAGTAAGGAAGAGAGGCTAACGGTTGGCAAACCGCCTTGAAAGCGGTCACCCCTTCAGGGGGGTAGCAGGTTCGAATCCTGTCTCTTCCGCCATCAAGCCGCAGTAGCTCAGGCCGGTCAGAGCAGCACCCTTGTAAGGTGAAGGCCGAAAGGATCTCGGGGGTTCGAATCCCTCTTGCGGCTCCAAAGTGAACTCAGTCATCTTGATCTAACACCCCCTTTCTCTGCTTTACCTTTACCTGATAGCAGAGCAGGTTCGCCTTAAGGAGGCAATGTGATTATGCACAACAACAACACCGTAGTATCCCTTTACGCCCTGAATGGTAGCCGAAAGACCCCGCTCAGAGAATACGATCACAAGCGTGGGGTTTTGGAGTCCAGTGTTCGGGTTCCATTGAAGTTCGGTTCCGAATATGGAATTGGTTTCAAGTTTCAGAACACCGGTCGTCGTCGTCTCGAACTCTGGATTGATGGAGCGATGGTGACGGACAACCTCATTCTCGATGGAGAGAGCTTCCTGGAGCGGTTCATGGATTCTGACAAGAGATTCCGTTTCGTTGAAGCAAGCAATGCTGCCGTGGCTGATCCGACCAGTTCCTCCAATGGGGGAGTCATGGTGAAGCTCTGGCGTGAACAGCCCGATCTCCAGATGTTCAAACTGGCCCCGGATTACGGCAAGCAGTGGCCGCAGCCCCCAGTAGCCCCTTGGCAGCCCTGGACTCCTCCAGTAGTGTGGAGCCGCTCTGACTGCCCAGGAGACCCCCTACGGTCCTCTGATGTGATGTGTGGGGGCGCTACGTCATCTTCCTCACCCTCTGGCCCTCAAGGTCCGGTTGGTCAGCAAGGAGCCGTTGGAGTGCGAGGAATTGGGTATGGTGACAACATCGGAGAGTGTAATCTCTTCTGCTCATCTGCTCAGTCTCCCAGCCTTGCTGATGGATTCTGTTCGACGGAGATGTCCAACCTATCCCTCTTCGATAAGCTGAAGGGAGCGACAGTTGAAGGATCCACCTCCAAGCAGACCTTCAATGATACGGTTTGGCTGGGTGACTTTGGTAGTCCCTTGGTTTTCAAGTTCCAGCTTCACGGAATCGAAGAAGCCACACCGGGCAATTTCTGCCCAGGTTGCGGGATTAAGCGCAAGAATCCCACTAATTTTTGCCCGAATTGTGGAGCAAAGCAGTAGTGGACTAAGACCTTCAAAGATGCCACGCCATGCGTGAATACCCCTGTGACTTCCTAGGCACAGCACCGGAGACTCTTTGAAGCAGCACGGGGACTATAACCCGGCGGTAACGCCTCCACAAGGGGCGAAAGACGGTTCAACTCCGCCCCGTGCGCCCCCATCCCAGCGACATACGACCCATCCTGTTGGAAAGTGGCAAATCGCTGAGCCAGCACAAGGACAAGCCCCGGTGGGCAAGCCTATCTAAACCATAGACTCGGAGATGATTTTGATCTCCACTGTTCGACTCACCTTGTGCGATTAATGGAAGTGTCAACCGAAATTGGTATCGGCCCCGCTTCGAATACGGGTTGGCTTCAAAAGAGCCATGAGAGTTCGACTCTCTCCACTTCCGCCAACATCCCAGTGCCTGGAAAGGTTTTCAGGTCTCCCCTACATGGAGAACTATGTCGGTTCGAGTCCGACCTGGGATACAGTCTGATAATAGTATAGTTTTCCAACTTCCTATACCGATGGAAGGAAATATAGATTTGGATTGTCCGTAAGAAAAAATATTAAAACTTCTTCAAAATTACAGTAATAGGTAAGGTAGGAAGTTCATTGAAAACAAGGGAGTAAGGTTTGACACCCTCATTCCCTACAAGAGGGGGAACTGAGCTAGCTCATGGAGAGCATCAGTTCTTGTGGGGCGGTGTTGATAACCCGTGCCAAGTGCCAGTTGGATCCGAGAGCCATGTGCCGAGGTCCACTCGCCCCCTACTGCGTGAACCGTTCGATTCGGCTCTCAGCGACCCCCTCGATTTCTCTACAAGTAGCCCCGCAATGCTTAAAAACTTGCAGGCAGAGTATATGACGCTCACAGCAAACTACCTATTACATGGGGTTGGCAACGTCCCTCGTCCGTCCTTGAGGCGGCAGAATAGTTGCACCAAGCGTCTTGGAAGTAGTACCGCAGAACTGAGAGAGTAGAGGGGTTGTGGCCTCTACAATGGGAGGTACCGTACGGCAAGGGGTGCTCCCACTGGATGAAGATTTTTGGCTACCGTGCTAGCAAAACGCCGAATACCACTCATCACAGTTCTGCTTTTGAACGAGTCAGATACCCCCTCCTGCGCGAGTGAAAGGTGACAATTCTGACATGGCTGGACAATGCCTCTAGTTCCAGCAATTTCCTGCTAAGGGGTCGAGCCCCTGAACCCCGCCAAGTGAGTAAGACCGGATAAAGCCCGAGCGGAGAGCAGTAAGATCGCAGTAGCACTAAAGTGGCCTCATAGGTAAGCTATCCAGCAAGTCCTATGCGTCATGTTACCCCCATTGGATTACGGGATAACTCGTGTTATTGCTTTATCCGGGGAATCGGTACCAGATTTCCCGGCTATACACTGTAGCTCACGGGGTGCATCCGGCAGGGTGCATCAAGCCGCAACGAGCGCAGGGGGGCTAAACGTGAAACCCCCACACATCGTTGAAGCCCCTCAATGTCCTTGGGGCTCCGATATGGCGGCAACCAGATGAATGGTTGACCAAAGGAGCGAGGCCGCTCTTATCAGGCAGAGCGAAATCAGTTACGGCAATAAGGGAGTCGATTCTCCCGAGCGGGTTACCGCAAAAGACTTTGATAGACTGAGCCCCCCGGCTCTCCGAAGACAGGAATCGTGATACGGAGAGTGGAAGAAGTCCGAAACACTGGGGAGGAAAAGTTGCCGATGTGGAACCTAAACAACTCCACCCGCCATAACACCCGCCCCCGAAAATAAACCTTCGGGGGCGATTTTTTCTATACAAAACTACCCAAACCAGGGTATACTAGTTAGGTAGGGGACGAAGAGCCCACTCAAAGGAGAGCAACATGGAAGGCAAGCACTTCAGCATCAACGGAATCAAGGTCACTGCCACCCATCTGGGCGGGGGCCTCTATGTCGGTATCCCCGACAATCTGGGGGAGGCCCTGCTGGCTCTCCTGGAGGGCAAGCTGTTCGAGCCCCGCGACATCCGGCTCCTGCCCGACGAGCCGAAGCCCGAGGTCAAACTGCCGGAGCCCAAGCGCACCCCCCCGGCCCCCAAGACCGACTACTCCGGTGAGACCATCACCCAGTACCGGAACCGCAAGGGGTACAGCCGCACCGAACTCGCGGCCCTGCTCAACATCAGCCGCCGCAGCCTGGGCCGCTGGGAAGAGAAGGGCAAGAAGATGGCCGAAGTCTAACCGGCTGGAGTGCCGGGGAGCTTAGGAAGGCCAAAGACCCCCGATACGTAGATCCGGCAGAATAGGCTGAATGTAGTAGGTCAGCCTCTCCAGCAGTCCCGCATAGCCCCGGTAGCCGGGGCTTTTGTGGTGAACAATGTCCGTTCCCGGCACTCCGGGAGAGAAAGGATCACCCCGAATGCCCAACCTCGACGGCTTCAACCCGACCTCCAAACGCTGCAAGTGGTTCCGCAAAGGCATGGCTACTTGCTGGACCGGAAGGAACGGAAACATTCACAGCTACAGTTCCACCAGCATGATCCGGAATAAACGATGGCGGGACCGGGGGAATGTCCGGATCTGCAATGCGGTTCGGGACTTCCTGGAAAGGACGAACGCCGAATCCCTCACAGGGGATCAGGTCCGCACCATGGAACGCGCCAACTGGCGCATTGACACACTCTCAACCCTATAGCACATGAGCTTCCGCCCTACGGAAGACATAAACCTCATCATGATAGAAAAGCGGCAGAAGAGCGAAGAGCTTTCTATGAAAAACATCCGAACTGGCGACCGTAATAGAACTACCGCTGAGGATAGTTGAAAAGCTAAGACAAGTCGCTTTTATTAGCTACGGATTCCTCTAGATGGAGGAACCCAATGGTTAAACAGATGACTGCAATTGTTATTGAAACAGAGCAGCTACGCCCAAGTAAACGAGTTGAAGCCGCTATAGGTAAACGTTTTGGAAAATGGATAGTAATAGGATTTCATGGTTATGCCCCAAGCCAAACAACTGGAAAACTCAAGGCTAGGATGAAATGTCAGTGTGATTGTGGAGCAGTTAAAGCAATAGATTTAGCGTGCTTATTACGCGGAAATTCAAAGTCCTGCGGTAATCACCCCCGACTGGAAGACAGATCACTTCCAGTATTCAACAATCTTTACCGACATTCATATAAGGCTAGTGCTATCAAACGAGGCTTAGTCTGGGATTTATCAGAAGAGGAGTTTCGGCAATTAATAACTCAAAATTGCTTTTACTGTGGAGCCCCTCCTCCAGAGATTCACAGACTTTCTGGGAAGTCACTCCGCACTCTTAATGCTAATGGGGTGGATAGAGTGGATAACTCCAAAGGTTATTTTATGGGTAACGTGGTTCCATGTTGTAAAGCCTGCAATCATGCAAAGGCTACTTTGGAGCAGGAAGAGTTCATTCTTCTAGCTAATCGTGTCGCTCTTTTGCACTCAAGGAGTCTTTAATGCCCCCGATATCTGCTTGTTTTCTCGCGTTTGAACTGGCACCGGCCTCCCGTACCTCCCTATTGGGCCAGTTCAAGCCCCACTTCAAGAAAGTCATGTGCCAACACATCACCGTTCAATTTAATCTGACGGAGGAGTCTGCGGCCCTGCTCCAAGAGCAATTGGCCAATGCAGAACTTCAGGTCGTGGGATTCCAGACCGGGGATGGGGTGGAGTGTCTGGTCTGTGAGGTGAACGGCTCTTCTCGTCGTCCTGATGGGGGTTGTTACCACATTACCCTGAGTCTGGCTGATGGGCACAAACCGGTCGAATCCAACGTCCTGATCAAGCAACAAGGGTTCCAGACATGCCTTCCGGTTCAGATCGAGGCCGAGCTAAAACTTTTGAACAAATAAGAAGGCTTTGCAGTAATATGTAGTATGCCCGACCACTACGCCTCCTCCTGGAAACCGAAAGAGGATCTGATCATCTCCTTCTCTGACCAGACAGGAGATGAGAGGAGCCAGGAGGAGCGCGACCGGCTGTTCAAAGAGCTTCGAGAGGTGGCTAATCGGCATGGTTTCGATCTCAGTGGATGGGGTTCCGATGAGGCATTCAGAAAGTTTTACACGGCCCCTCTGATCAAGGAATGCACGGCTTTTTTCATCACTTGGGATGCCTATTGGCTATCCAACACATTGGGTGGACCAACCTGGGAAGAGTTGAGCGGAGCGGCAGAACGAATCCGCAAGTTTATCAAATAAGACTAGACATCCCTTCCTCATATTGGGTATAATATGAGGAAGGGATTTATATGCGTATTCTTGTTTTGGACGACCAGGGACTGGCAGAGAGGGAGCACATTTTCCGTGCAGCCTTGCCCTCCACCGATCTGACCATCTGGACTAAGTTCCCTCGTGACGTTGAATATTTCGATTTGTTCGATGTGATCAGTTGGGACAACGACCTGGGAGACGGCCAGGATGTGATCGAACGGCTCAAGAGTCTGTTTTGGGCTCTCCCTAATGATTTCGAACGCCATTTTAGCCATCAATACCACATCGTTCATTCGGCCAACCCCCCCGCCGCCGAACGGCTCGTTCAATTGTTCCGAGACATCGGTGCTGAGGCAGACCGTTGCTCCATCCTTGACTACCACCCGAGACTATGATCAAACTCACCGGCAAGCTCCATTACGACCACACTCCTGAGTACGGATACCGGCTCGTGCTGGAGATCTGCCCCGGAATCCCCATGTTCTACCGGTGGCTCATTCCTAAATGGTTCTCGGTCAACGGCCTCAGAGCCAAAGCTCATATCACCGTGGTCCGTAGGGAGAAGCCTGCGAATTTGAAGGCATGGGGAAAGTATGAGGGAGAGATCGTGGAGTATGAGTATGACCCTGATATTCAGACTGATGGAAAACTTTACTGGTGGCTAAACTGCTACTCCCATCGGCTGGAAGAAATTGCTGAGGAGCTGGGGATGACCCCCTTCGTCAACTTCACCAGACCGGCGAAAGGTTACCGGAAAGTCTGGCACACCACTGTGGCAAACATGAAGTCTACGAAATAGTTGTATACGAATTGCCCCAATTGTGAGTATACTAGAAATGGAGGGCACCTCTGATGACAAAGAACACCGCAGCCCCAACCTTGACTCGGCATCCATCGGATAATGAGTGTCCTAGGCTCCCCAGTCGGCACCACGAAGCAATCGTGGCTGCCATGGCCACTAAGGGCTGGACCCTTAACTGGATCGGGCCGTTCAACGGAGACCTCCAGTTCTATGACGACAAGCATATGCTTGTTACCATCTCCATCGCTCAGGAATAACCCAACCTCAAAGGAGCCCTACATGAATCGTCTCACTCGTCTCATCCTCCGCGCCCAGCGGGGTCTCCGCAGCCCCCTGGTCTGGTATATTGCCGGAATGGCCGATCTGGTCATCCTCCAGATGGTCTGCACCCACTTCAAGTGGATCTGATCTGTTGAAAAAATAAGTGAAATGCCTCCAATCGGGGGCGTTTTTATTTGTCAACTCCGAGTATTATCCTTTAAAGGAGCGCACTACATGAAAGACGGATATACTCACATTTCAGCCATCATTGACCGTTCAGGCTCGATGTCCAACATCAAGGCCGACACTGAAGGAGGCTATAACACCTTCTTGAAGGAACAGAAGGCTCTGCCTGGGGAGGCCACCATCAGCCTCACTACATTTGATGACCGGATCGAACTCGAATACGGGATGATCCCCATCAATGAGGCCCCTGAGTTCACCCTCCAGCCTCGTGGCATGACCGCCATGCTGGACGCTATCGGTGTCACCATCAAGAACCTGGGGGCCAAGCTGGCTGCCATGGATGAGGCCGACCGTCCCGAAAAGGTCATGGTCGTCATCCTCACCGATGGGGAAGAGAACAGCAGCAAGGAATACACCTATCAGACCATCAAGGCCATGATCACCGAACAGACCGAAGTCTGGAAATGGGAGTTCTTGTTCTTGGGGGCCAACCAGGATGCGGTCCTGGCCGGAGACCGAATCGGTGTTTCCGCTGGTAAGAGTATGAGCTATGCGGCCAACGGAGCCAGTGTAGGCAACACCTTCAAGACCCTCTCCAAGAGCAGCACCGTTTACCGTATGTCGGCCAGAGGAATCGCTGCTCCAGATTTCTCCGATCAGGATCGCGCTGATTCCATGATTCTGGATCCGAGTGCAGCAACCAGTGTTTCGGCTGGGGTTCCTAACGTTCAGACGTTCAACCCACCTCCGGTTCCCCCAGCAGATCCTAAGTAAGCTCAGCGACTAGCCGCTTCTAATGTGTGAACCTACAAAATAGGCTAATGACACGGGAGGAGCTTATATGTCCATCTTAACCGAGTGGGTCTCTACCCTAGAAGCCACCACTTATCCCTGGACTGATCAGTATTTACATACGCCTAATGGGTTCGACCCATTAGGCGTTTTGTGTGAAATGTATCGTCTCACGTTCTCCGCTCAGCCGATTCAGGATCAACCAACTTGGGTTTTGGGCCCTACTGGCACCTTCTATATCTTCACCGATCCTGGAGCCACTGACGGCATCAGCACCAAGCTCCCTGAATCAGTCCAACGTTGGGCCGATTTGTTAGAGGCAGACCCGATCATGGTTCTGACGGACAGCAACCTTGATATTGGCTATCCGGTCTACATTCCACTGAACAAGATCGTAGACGGACTGGTTTTGAAGATTGACAACACGGTTCCGCCAGTCTTTGGAGTTAGCCAGCGACTTTATTCAAATACTGAAATCATGGCTCTTATCGCTGCCTTCGTCGCCTCTTACAACCCCGATTGAGCTTTTTCGAAAAAAAAGTAATCCAAAAAACAAAATTCGCGGTATTATCTTTAGGTAGACGCTAACAGCAACTTCTTCCCCTGTCATGGAACGAAACTGCGTCTAGTAACTTTGTTGTTCCTGTAAGACACTTGCAGCAAACCTCAAATATGAGCGGACGAGTGATGGTGGCTAACTACCCCCCAGCTCGTCAAGCGGTTTTCGAGCTTCCCCGCCGATGAAGCATCAACGGTGTCTTGATTTTTCAACTTTTCCTTCAAGGAGATCGACGTGTCCAACCTACTTAACGCCATCCAGAAGTCCCAGAACTACACCCGTACCGAGAACGGTGCGCTGACGCATCAGTCCACGCTGGACGGTGTGCTCGACTTCTATTACCACGCCCCCGCTCGTCGGGGCCAGGACAACACTGCCCTCTTCCTGAAGGCATTCGGTGAGGACCGTCTGACGGCCATCCGCTGCCTCTTCTACATCCGCGACATCCGTGGGGGTCAGGGGGAGCGCGAGACCTTCCGCCAGGGGCTCCGTGAACTGTACAAGAACTTCCGTGAGGTGTTCGATCACATTCTGTCCTACGTGCCGGTCTACGGACGCTGGGATGACATTGTGGAGTACGTGTCCGACCCCAAGGTCGTGTCCGTCATCCGTGAGCAGCTTAACCTGGACCTTGGGTCCGAGGATGGCGTGAGCCTCCTGGCGAAGTGGATGCCCAGCATCAACACTTCTTCCAAGGAGACCGTCTCCCTGGCACACCGCTGGGTCAAGGCCCTGGGGTGGACTCCGGTCCAGTACCGCAAGAACCTGTCCACCCTGCGTGGGAAGATCAAGCTGGTCGAGACCCTCATGTCTCAGAACCAGTGGGACACCATCTCCTATGGCCAGATTCCATCCCGTGCGGGTCTGATCTACAAGGATGCGTTCAAGCGTCACGATGGCACTCGTTACGACGAGTTCCTGGCTGCGGTTGTGCGCGGGGAGGAGAAGATCAACTCCGGCACCCTCTACCCCTACGAACTGGTCGCCAAGTCCATGAACGAGAAGGACCAGACCGCTGAGGCGATGTGGAAGTGCCTGCCGAACTACGCAGACACCGATGACAACGCTCTCGTTGTCGCGGACGTTTCGGGCTCCATGTTCAGTGGCATGGGAACGGTCGCTCCGATCACCGTGTGCATCTCCCTCGCCATCTATCTGGCTGAGCGGAACAAGGGGATCTTCCACGACAAGTTCATCACTTTCAGTGGAACTCCTAGCATCCAGGCTCTCAAGGGGCAGACCCTCTATGAGAAGATCAAGAACCTGTCCCGGGCCACCTGGGCCACCTGGGGCATGAACACCGACCTCCAGGCCGTGTTCAACGTGGTTCTGGCAACTGCGGTCAAGGCGAAGCTCCCGGCCTCCGAGATGCCCACCAAGATCTTCATCATCTCCGACATGGAGTTCGACTCCTGCGTGAGCAACAACACCAACCTGGAAGTGATCAAGGCGAAGTACGCGGCCTCCGGCTTCAAGCTCCCGACCATCATCTTCTGGAACGTGAGTTCCCGCAACGACCAGACCCCGGTCACGATGGACGAGAAGGGCACGTATCTGGTCTCCGGATGCAGCCCCAGCATCTTCGAAAAGGCGATCAAGGCTCAGGCTTGCACACCCATCGAATTATGTCTGGAGGTTTTGAACGGTCCTCGCTATGAGCCAATCGTTCTATAAGTTCAGGTAGCTCAGTGTATGGGATCACTATCAAAGTGATCCCATTTTCTTTTGCATATTGTCGTTTCTCGCCATCCCTCTTTTGCTGATCAGCCAAGGAGCCTCGTTTTTTATGAAAGAACTTGTGGGTTTTATAGTGTTGTTCACCTTGATACTCAAAAGCTACATGATGTTCTTGATTATACCCATCCCATTCATACCTCTTACGATTTGAGGAAAATTGAGTTTTTGGAAGAAGAAATCCAAAATAAGCCTCCAACAGCTTCCGGCACTCACGCTCATCTTTAAACACAGAACACTCAGGGCACCAGTTTCCCTGCTGTATATCATGCCAACAGGCAAGCCACTGGTGCCCAGAAGCAGATCGGTGACACCTGTGTCGATCTCTACTTCGGTGTGGACGTTGCGAAGATCCTCAGCACTTCCTACCACGTTCACTCCATCCTCGACAGCGACGACTGGGGCATGGCCGGTGGGAGCCGCAAACAGTACGAAGACACCGCCTCCTTCATCGCCACCATCGCCTGGGTCGCCTCGACCAAGGGTTTCGTGACCAAGAAGCAGGCCCAGGAGACCGAGGGTCAGAGCACCTCCGACTATGCCTCCTACCTGGATGCCCCCCTCAGCAGCTACGCTGATGCCAAGGAACGGGCTGCCTTCTACGCCGCTCACGAAGAGCGTTCCGCTTGGCTCAAGGCCACCTACGGCGAACAGAGCGTCCAGGAACTGGCCGTGGACTTCTGGATGGAAAAGGACAACCTGAGCGAGTTCGAGCACAACTGCCGGGTCGCCATCCTGGCCCAGTCGCTCCGCTACCAGGGTCTCGTCGCCTACGCTACCAAGATCTGGATCGATACGATCAAGAAGGCTGAAGCGGCTGCCAAGGCTGCGCTGGCCCCCAAGCCCCGTACTGTTAGTGAGTGGGTCGCCACCAAGGGTGAACGGGTTATTCTGACCCTCACCGTCAAGAACATCTACTCCTACGACACGGCTTATGGCACTACCACCATGTTCATCTTCAACGACGAGCAGGATAACTGCATCGTCTGGAAGGCTACCTCCAATCCTTCCATGGAAATCGGCCAGACCTACAGCGTCAAGGGCACGGTCAAGGATCACACCGATTACAAGGGAACCAAACAGACCCTTCTGACTCGGTGCAGCATTGGGTAATAAGTAGGGTAGGCAGTAAACTAAGGGGCCTCATGGCCCCTTTTTCAGTTCTATAGGAGTCATATGAATACTTTTGAATGGGTTTTTTGGCCCCTCTGGCTTGCCGCCATTTGGTTCTTCCGTGATGGCCCCTCCATGCAATTTCAGATGTGGTATGCGGATTGGCAGCTTCGCATGTTCGAGCAGCTTCCAAAGTAAGTATTATAAGGTATGGAAAGGAAGCATATGAAATTTAAAGACATCCCTCTAAAAGGCTATTTTCGGCTTGAACCTGGAGGCCACAGCTTTCAGAAGACCAGCTACTTCGGATATTACATCGATTCGATAATCGGTGAGATGCAGGTTCAGAATGACTTGGAGGTATTCCCAGTCGAAACACCGACCGAGCCAAAGGAAGATTAGGAGTTAACTCGAAGTCCTCGTCCAAGAACCCATCCATCTGGGGCTACAGCCAATCTTTTTACCTCTCCAGTATTTGGATTTGTAAAATATTTACGCCCCCTGCAAGTCCCATGGTCAATTAAACCTCCAAGAATCCAATCAGAAGGGACATCTTCAGGTTTTACAAATCTATTCTCTACTCCGTTATTACACCATACTCTTCCTGATTTTGCTTTGTGTAGCTTATCTTTAACTTCTGGTCTATTCTGAACTTCTTTTGCCTTTTGCTTTCTCTGCTCTCGTTTTTCTGGGTCTTTATACACTTCCTGCATTTTGCTGCTAAACATTTTTCGCCATTCTGGGTCATCGCAAGTTTCTTTACGAGATATGACCGCCTTGGCTCTAGATTCAGGAGAGTTAAGAAGCCTCATAACTCTAGCCCTATGGGGTAGATTCCCTAGGCTAATTTTTTCAATTGTAGCCTTGGTACGAGGGCCAGTTCCACGAGCAAAGCGATCCAAATTGTATCCCCATTCTTTTTTCCATGATTGGAATAGCTCTATGTAATAATCCTCCCAGAAGTCGCATTGCTCCGCAGAACAATAAAGAATTACTTCAAATACAAACGCTTTCGAACCATATTTATTCCAAGCTGACTGAAGGTGACTAGAGTTTATTCCTCGTTTAAACTTAGTAAGGTGTCCAGTGACCCTCCCCTGCACCCCCTTTTTTCCTTGTCCTTGCCCCACCCACACTTTGCCGTTACAGGTATTTGTAATAAGATAGATTCCTGGATCTGTTTTAAAGGATCTTTTCATGGGTATTTCCCGCTTCCTAACTCAGGAACAGAAAGTTCAAAGTAGAGCCGTGGCTTTAAAAGATAAACTATGTCGCTGGTGCGGCTTGGATGTTCATCGTCTGAGTAAAAAGAGACGAACTTTTTGTTCGGATGAGTGTGTACACGAGTTTAACATCAGATCCAGTGCAAGTTATATTCGAATTTACATTGCCAAACGAGACAAATACATTTGTCAGATCTGTGGTTTGGACTGTAAAGGATTCGTACGGCAACTTTGGCGGTATGTCAACGATCACATACAGGAACTCCAAAAGAGCCCAGTCTATGCAGGGCACCAGAATTACCGCCACGCTATGAAGGCGCTCCAGGTGGAGTTTTTTGACCTCCACAACATGGAATGGGTGAATACTCATGGGAGATCCACCTTCTATGATATCGATCACATCACGCCCGTTTCAGAGGGAGGAGAGCAATGTGGAGAGAAAAATCTTCGCCTTCTATGCCTCTCATGTCATAGGAAAGAGACAGCTAAATTACGAGGTAGACTGAGAAAGACCGGCATCTAATTCTATAACTATGGGGTTTTCGGCCTCACGAGTAACAGCAATCATAGTAAGCTGCACCTGAATTATAGGGTCTACTTGGGCCATTTTCTGCTTCGGGTGGGCAATGTAGCGGTGGCACCCATGACAAAGAGTTATCATATTCTCAGAATGCAGTATCAACTCTGGATTAGTGTTAACAGGATTGATATGATGAAGCTCTAGTGTGCCACCCATACCACAAAGTTGGCACTGATAGGTATCTCGTTTGAGTATTAAAGGCTTCATCACAATAGCACAATAAAGACGCAAATCTCTAACTTTTAAACGTTCCGGATGCGTTTCATACCATGCTTTTCTATTAATTTTTGCCTTTTCGGGATGAGATTCTCGCCATGCCTTACTAATGGCGTTAACTTCCTTTGGGTGGGCTTTGTAATACACCTTACTACGGGCTCTATTATCTTCAGGATGTGCCTTAATTCGTGCCCTGCTCCGTGCTTTCAGTTCTTCTGCATTATTTTGATAATATATTTTCATGCGGGTTTTTATTTCCTCAGCATGAGATGCTACACGAATTTTTGTTTTTTCAGAATGATAGTAATCAGCCTCACATGCTTTACATCTAGCCCGAGTTTTTCCCCTACCAATGACTCTAAACTCTGTTACAGATTTAGTTTCTAAACATTTAGTGCATTTCTTGGGTTCGTCATCTGATAAAGTCAAATCTTAATCTCCTTTAATCTTGGGGTTTTTGCTGATTCTCAAGCTCCAGAACTACACTCTTTGGCTTTGGTTTAACAATCCGTTTTTTCTTAATCGGCTTAGGCACACTGACCATACCATTTCGAAAACTATCCACCCATTCTAAAGCTGAAATTAGCTCAATTGCGTCAATTTCAGACATAGCAATAAAATGAAGCTCCGCCTGCCGCTCCCCCACTAGAAGGATACGGATCATGTCCTCATCGTCTTGGATCTCCATCACCCATTTGCGAACTGTGTCTGACATTGGCATGTCCTCTTTGGATTCCCTCGCGGCTTAGTTCCTGTAAGACAAGTCGTCTGTTTTGAGAGTTAAGAGCAGTCGCTAACTTTTTCCAGACTTCAGACCCCTTCAAAAAAGAGTCAACAAGTCCGTTTTCCAGTGTCCCTTTTCGTCCTTGTTTGTAATTTTCAAATTCAGATTTTAAGGCTAGAGATGCGGTTTTAATATCTTGAGGGACTGGGTAATTGGTGAGAATATCGGCCTGTTCTGGCTCTTCCGTGAGGGTGGCCCCAATGTTTTTACGAGCTTTCTTCAACAGAGAGCTATTTTTAGGCTGGGTGTCTATGTAGCCCCCCTCGCGTAAAATTTCAGCCACATCCATATTTTCCGGAGCAAACTCTTCTTTCACATAGTCAAAGGCTGCCTCAATCAAGTCATCCTCATCCTTAAGCTGGTCCATCAGCCCCTTCAAATGCTTGTAAACTCGCTCTCCGTCTTCTTTTCTAACGCCCGGTATCACCTTATCGATTTTCTCTTGCGAGACGGTAGCACAGCCCCTTGCATTAGAAAGTTGGGTGGCAAACCCCCATTTTTCGGTATCTGGGTATTTAACCTGCTTGGCTTGATCCACTAGAGCAAAGTATTTATGCTCTGGGGATTCAGGGCTATTGATGTAAAATTCTATTTCCGCTGCAATTTTGTCATGCTCTTCTAAGTCTGGGTGATACAGACGATGCACTTCTTCTTCAATTTTGTTTTCGTAATGAGCTAAGAAGCAGCTTCTACAGCAGAAAGTCCCATCATCTGTATAATATAAATCTTCTGAGTTCTCATCCACATATTTTCCGCACTCTGAGCATTGTTCGAAATAGCACATATTATCATAATCATTAAAAACGTATCCCTCTTTTACCCAGAAGGTCAGGACTTCATCATAGTTTTCTAGCACTTCCACAAGCCACCAATAGTCTTTATTACTAAAGTAGTAACAGCGATCCCCAGCCTCCTTACTCCCGAAGTCATTTCCGTCCACATCTTGACATTCGAATGCAGCAATATCATCGGCACTACTGGGAATAGAGAACTGAGCGTAACGGTCTGATCCGTAATTTCCCCCCTCAGTTTCTTGAGTTATCACATAGAGTGGCCCACGGCGCAAATAATTACGTGCGGTAGCCTCATTTTTTGTACACCAGTGAGAGCCCTGGCCCATCAGGACTGCCGCCTCTGGAGTGGTGACTTTGAAGAAGGCATACCCTCTTTGCTCGGTCAACAACTCACAGCCCTCGTCTAAATATTTCTGCCTTCTGCGCTTTAGTTCTCGTTCTTGCTCATTTTTTGATAGCTGTGCCCGCCCTGCTTCTGCCATTTGGGCTAAGAATGTGTGGTAATCATAGGCCAAGATATCCGTATGGGTATTGGGCATATTTCTAAACTCTTGAGAGTTCTTCAGTCGATTGAATTTAACCAACGCATCATGTGCTTCATCCAGAGCCATCCGATTGAGACCAAACCGCTTCTTCGTGAATTCTCTGACAAGGAACTCCGTGTAGATGCCATTAGGAGTAGGGTCAACATTCGCAAGTTGCCCCACCTCCGCTCGGTCCACGGGATACTTATCCAATAGGGCCTGCTGCCTATTTGCTGAAGCGGCTGCGTCAATCAGAATGGCTTGTCTGGTTAATAATGAAGATGGCATTTGGGCCTCTTAGAATGTCAAGACCCAACTCATGATGAAATTGATTCCGGCTGGAAGCACCAGGGGCGGAAGAGTCTTGTAATTGATCAGGAGGGCCGTGTTTGTATCGTTGATACTAGACTGAGTGGCATTGTTGAAGAAGGGGGCTACCTGAAGGTTTGTAGACGAAGCAGTGCTGCCCCCACCGATGAGCCCTAGCTCTCTGATGGGGGTATTGATGCTATCAGTTGTCGCGTTCAGAATAGTCTGGAAATCAACTATGTTGGAGAACCCCCCACTCGGAATAACATTCAGGTTCACATCCACGAACTGAATGTAGCGGCAGGGCTTACGAAGGATGGGAGTGATGATGTTCTGCTGGGTGGGCAACGCATCCGGTTGATTGTTGAGTGGCCAGTCTGGCGCACCCGCCCCAATCGCAAGGCCCCAGACCCCGGCGACCGGATCTGCAATATTGGCCATCATTCTAGCGAATAAGTATTGTGTTGAAAGGCATATCACATTATGTTCAGAAAATATAATATTACTAGGGTTAGATTCTTCAAATACCCTGATAAACCCTTTGACTGGGATAGTTAATCTTTCGTTATTCGGCATGATTGCTCCTTTTGGCAGAAGTTATTACTCCGCATTTCATATGATGTTGTTTGCCTTCTGATGTTAAAGACCTAGCTTTAGCAGCCTCAGACATATTTTTTCTGGCCTCTAAGGATACAACCTTATTCCTTAATTTTTCTTTTGTTTCCCTTGATCGAGGTTTCCCCATTTTTGCTAAAGATATTTTTCTTTTATTTTCCTCTGACATAGGCCCCGGTCTTTTTTTAGTTATTCGCTTTTGGCCTTCGCCTATTTTTTTCTTTGTCTCTTCTGATTTCTTCAACCCTATCCGGGCTTTCACAGATTTAACTTTGGCCTCTGGGGTGTGCATTTGTGCTGTAATTGGTGCAAAACTACTGTTTTTATGAGCTTCAGAGAGCTTTCTTCGATGTTCATCCGACATTTTTTTCCCTAGTTTTTGCTCGGATAATCGTTTTCTAACCTCCTCGCTATGTTCTTTAGCCTTTTTAGTGCAATTGAACCCAGTATTATACGCTTCAAGAGTATCTATCCAGTATTGCTCTTGTTCCCTAAGCCCCTCCAAGGCGCACTCTTCTAAAATTGAAAATTGAAAGGCACCCGCTCCATACTTATCCCAGGCTCTCTGAAGTTTTTGTGAGGAATGTTTATGGTATCTAAGGTGTGTCTTATGCTGAGCCCATCGTCTTGCTATATTCCCGCTACTCCCAATATATACACGTTGAGAGCCAATATGAGTAATAGCGTATACTCCAATCATCTTTCTTCTCGTTCCTTATAGGATATTACTTTGGCGAATAGAACCTGATGGAGTCGAGATTGTTTCTCTCCCCTGGGAAGCGTCTCACTCTCTTCATCCAACAGCTTACGGATACGTTTAGAAGCCTCATCAGCCCCCAGCACCTGGAATAGATATTTATAGCCGTAGTTTTGATTTTCGAACATTTTGTCCTCAATCTCCTTCCACCGGCTCTTTTTGATTTCGGCAATGTATTCTAGAATTTCACCGGCCAACTCGCTAGGGCTGGGGTAGTCATCCCCCCATTTTCTTCCGTTGAACGTCTTCGCCACTTCTTTTTCAAGTTCAGGCCATGGCTTCCCATTCATTCTTTCTTTGATGTATTCAACCGCACCCCGAAGCCCTCGTATTCGTCCGACTCCGGCCAGAATAGCCTCTTCCTGACGAGGAATTCGCTCGTTCTTTTCGTATACTCGATTGACATAATCATCGTCATCGAGAATAGCCGGGTACGCCGTTTCCAATTCCGGCCATCGTTTTGGATGGAATTTCTCCATGTATTTGTCTAGTCTCCATGATCCGATATAACGTGCCTCCTGCAATATCCAAGCCTCACCGACCGCAGAGATGTTCTTCATTTCAATCAGTGCGTCCATGATGTTGTTATCATCAAACGAAGGAGAGTTGATGACCCACTCCAGCACCTTGTCCGTTGGGTCTGGAAGATCCTTATCCCGATGATTATCTTTCCAGAATTCATATTCACGCTTTGGAGTGGTACGAATCTTAACTTCACCTCTGTCCACTTTCTGGAGCTTGTCCTCCATGGCTTTCTCAGTAAGAAGCTCAATCTCTGTGATCTTCTTCTCAAAGGAGGGCTGTGCCCAAGAGGGAATTTTTCTGATCTTAAAGGGACTACCATTTAGGAAGTTCTCTCGTCCGTAAGTTGCCACCTCCTTGAGCTTGGTGAACCCAGCTAAGGCTGCATCCAGCTTCTCCCTAGCTGGGATTTCGATATCCTTCAGAGCTTGTATGACAGCCGCCTGTGCGCGTTCCTCTGCCCCCCCATCTCCCGATACTCTACGCTTGTATGTGTCCCCCGCATCCTTCAGCAGCCGGTGCGCAACACCGTACTCTGGCTCTGCCTTAGCCTGTTCAACAGCTTTCTCCCAAGCCTGATTGACAAAGGGCCGGAACATGTTCTTGATCATTTTGATATAAGGTTGAACCGCCATATTTCTAGTGAAATCCTTGGTCTGCATCCCATGAGCCCCATACCCCCCCATTAGTTGGATGGTGAACCCAGTGACATTTCCATCGCTTCTATCATAGCTGTAAGTGCTGCTGGGGAACTTGCTATTCAGAAGGTTAACTAGGGCCTCCCCCTCGTTCACAGCTTTTTCGCTTCCTTCTTTGACAGCCGCTCTGAATTTTGCAAACTTCTCATCCCAATCGTATTCTTTGGAGAAGAGGTTGAATACCTTCTTAAACAACGGGTCAATTCTAAAAGCCAACCCATACTCTGCGGGTGTGAGATGGTTAGGGTCTGTGTCTGGAGTGCTCATTGATTTTACAAAATCAGTGTAAGATTTTGTATTATCAATTTTCTTGGATATTTCAGTCACATTTTTGTTGGCTTCATAGTAAGGGGCGACCGCCTCTCCGGTACGAGCATAACGGTTACACAGTTCCCGAAGCTCATCAGGCTCTAAAAGCTCATATCTGGGGCGAACATATTTTTCTTCTGCATCCAGAAACTTTTTATCCTTTTTTACATTTCCGCCATTAACCATTACGTATTCTTGCAGGTAGGAGAAGGTCTCTGCATCATTTAAATTGGGAACTTGGTAGCACCCCATTGTCTTAGTTAGGTCTTCTCTGGCCCTCTCATTCATTTTTCCATGTGCGAGGGCTTTTTCAATCAGTTCCGCACACTCTGGGTTCATCAATTTAGTCCCATACATGTGTGTATTGTTGCGGCTCATAAACTGAGCTTTGGATTTATCGTGGTGCTCATCTTCTGATGGGTCAAGCTGGAAAAACGGATCCCCATTCTTATAAGCTACATAATCTGGACCAGAAGAAAGATAATTTGCAGCAGTGCCCTCATTGTTGGTACACCATGCGGGTGGGTTGTTTTCAGGGAAGCGAGATAAGGCGGTCAGATCTTTTGCACTGGTTACTTGCCACAAAATATACGTCTTATCCTGGTAGATAATCGTTGCCCCTTCTGGGCTTAGCTCAGGAAGAGTATAGATATCTGAGGCAGAGTTAAATTTTGTCAAGGTGCTTCTCAGATTTGCCAGATCAGAGAATCGATTCAAATCAGTGGGGAGATCCTGTTTTTTCCATTCTGGGCTCTTGCGAAGATCCACAAAGTCCGCGAGGCTCTGTTTGATATTTGCCGTATCCTCCCCCCAGTGACCTCGTGCCGCATCATCCATGGCTAACCAGACCTTCAACAGCCACTCAGTAAAGTCATTCTTGTTGATCCCATCCGTGGGGTCAGCCGCTGCAATTTGAGTCAGAATCTGAGCGTATTTTGCATTAAGCATCTGCTCATTTTGCTTTTTCGCCTCTTTCTGTTCTGCTTCTTCACCCAGAGTTTCATCCATCAGATTGACCAGATTGTGGGTGGTTACGTAGTGGTAGAGCTTCGGGCCGTAACGGGTGGGTCCGGATAGAAACTCAATTTTCCTCTCGCTGATAGCCTCTTTACGGATCAACGGAGAAGCCAGAGAGGCAAGAAGAGTGATGACTTCAGACATGTGGGGCTCCAAACAGTTCAATAGAGGGTTGCGAATTATGTTGTTCTGATAAGACGTTTCTGTCTTACCGGAGTGGGGTAGACGTTCAGAGCCTGCTCAATCTCGTAGAGCCTGTCGTCAATCCAATTCCAACGATCCATGAGTTTCTTATAATGATCCTCCCAGTCTTGATAAGCTACGTTCCTTTTGGAGTTTTCCTCTAGAGCTTGGTCAATGTTTTGTTGCTCTTTAGTCAGCGCCTCTTTTTCATCCATCAGAGGGGCATATTCAGTTTCCATTTCATCAAAATCTAGCCCCTTAGCGGCATCGGCATGTCTCACCCCAAGGTCTTTATCCGGATAGAGTTTTTGTAAATACTTGAGCATCTCATGGCCCACATACTCTGTTGGATCAGTTGCCTTACGCAACCGTTCTGACATGAGCTTTTTTGTTTCTAGATTGGTTAGAACATGGTTCCCTACATCAATGTTATCAATATAGGGGCCGTCCTCATAAACTGAGTAGCGAATCTCACCCACACAGAACTTGCCGTTAAAAGCAAACAAGACGAAGTAGTTCTGTCCATATCGGTAGTCTCTGTGCTCATGTTTGAACGTCAGGGCTCCAATCTTCATCAGCAGTGGCGAGTTTATTTTTCTCGAAGTTCTTCGGGAAGCTCCGCCTCCAATTCCGGTGGGAGTAATGCCCCCGGCTTGTGATCCGGGTATGCCAGACCCAGATAAGCCTCTCTTGTAAGAGGAATCTTGTGAGTCTGCATGAAGCATAGGATCGGATCCGACCCAGCTTGGGGTTTCGAAGACGTTTTTTCCGCCCCTTCGTTCTTTGATAACAGCGGTGATTTTTTCCCTAGCTTGTTCGGCATTGAGCCCTCCATCCTCTGGATCGTGCGAGGCCCAGATCTCGTTTGCCATACGTATGAACTTCTTGTCCCGTTTGTCAGCCGGGTTGAAAAGGGCTCTCACAGCCTCCCAGGTGATCGACTGGAGTTCGCGGGGTAGAACCCCCACCGCAGGATCTTTCGCGGCCCTACGGTATGCCTCAGCGTAAAGAGCATAGAGTCCGTTGAGGCCGGTGATTGAACTGTTGCTTGGTCCTGGGATCTTTTCTGCATCAAGATCCCCCTCGACGTATTCCCCCTCATCCTCATCCCAAACCCAAATTTTGCCGTTCTTATCCTTTTTGGGAGTAAACCCAGTGCCAAAGTTATGAGCCACCTCTACAGAAGCCCCACTCAGCGGACGAATAAGAGCGGCAGCAACTGCATGGGTATCAATTGTTACATCCCCTTCATCCGCCATAGGGGCGATGAGATTGTTATAGAATGAGCGAACCTTGTGGTTAGTCCCAACCAATTTAGAGATATCGTTGACAGAGTTAGACTCTAAAATCCGGACAGCTTTGGTAATGGCAGTGAAGGATGTCCAACGGACTTTGGCGTCAGCCTCTCCAGTCTTAAACCAGTCCCCAAAGTTCCCCTCTGGGGTGACTTCACGGAGTTTATTATCTGTGTGCCCTTCGGCCCAGGCCCTGATCCACACAGAGGCTAAGTACTCTCGGCCTGATTCGGGACTGTTTTCGGTCATTACTTCATTCAGAGTCTTGCCACGAAGCAGGGGGATAGCCAGTGCTGCGGACCACTTGATCTTGGGCTCTTTCTCTTTCTTGGCACTCTCCTTTTTGTTTTTCTTCTTTCCTTCCGCAGCCTCTCCAGTCTTGACCGATTCTTTCATCTCATCTTCCAAGTCTTCAGGGGTCCAGTTACGATGCAGGGCCACACGGTCCATCTTCCAATCCCAGCGGAAGTCTTTGAGTTCTACCAAGGCTTCGATGGTACGCTCTGCGGTTGTAACATTCTGGAACCAATGTGCCTGTGGGGATAGAGCGGCAATCACTGCTGCCACTTTATGCGGGTCTAGATGGAACTTATCAGCCCACCGATGGATTATACGGTTACCCCCTACATACCAGAGTTTGGCTCTATCTGACAGGGCCTTATCCCAGGTCTTATAGAGCCAAATCAAATTTGCAGCCATGTGATTGATGATTTCCTCAGCCTTCTCATGAGCATCAAATTGCTTATAGCGACCTTCTCGCATGTATTTGAAGTTAGGGTAGTTGTCCACCGCTAGGTTGACGTTGAACTCGAACTTTTCGTTCTCCATCATTTTTTTCAAGTCGGGCTGACTCTGGGCATGACTATGCGGATCAATTGCACCGGGCTTAAGCACGTTGCTTGGAGCCGCAGGGCTGATTCGCTTATCCGCCAGCGACTTAGCCATATCCTCTTCCTCCTGAGTCAGAGGGGTGGTCTTCTCTTTCTCTGGGGTTTCCTCATCAACTATCTGTTCTACAGGATCTACGTTCAATCCTCCACCCTGCGTTCTAGGCTTTACCGCAGCCGTTAGCAGGGGACTGGAGGGGTCAAACGTCCCTTTGTTCCCTATAGCCGACTTAACCTGACGGGGGTTCCATACGATGTAATGGCGGGTCTTAGGAGACATCTTCATCCCCGTATTCCCATTTCCGAATTGAGCCTTAGCATCCATAATGATCCCATCAAACCCCATAGCCTCATAGATGGCGGATATCACTGGACCCGCTCCCCCCTCTGCATCTAAAGTTTCATCATTCTCCCGTAAGTCTTTTTCAAACTCGTAAGCTGTGCAGCCTTCCAACAGCCTATCAGATAGTTGGCTATCCCAGATACGTTTCTCATTTAGGCCAAACTGTGAGCAAGCAGCCTGAATCGCCTCGTATAGCTTGGTGGTTTCGGGGCCATCTAGCCATTCATCCTCGTTCTCTGGGTCAGATCCACTGTCCCCCCCAAGATAGGTTCCTCCGTTGGGGGTAACAATAACAGGGTTCTCCATCTTCAAATAGGTGAGGTAAACTGTCCCGTGATGCTTCCCAGCAATCATTTCTTGAGCTTTTTGATGAGCTAACTCACGGATACTCTTTGAGTTGTCCTCATGCTCCTCTCCCATGCTCTCTTCCCAGTCGCCCCCGTCATCCATTAGACGCTCAGCGACCAACTCTATCTTGGCCGTGAGATCTGGCCCCTCTAAGGAAGCGTAGTTCTCCACATCCTTTTCACAATCTGTAAAATAAAACCCCTTGCCATACCAGCCTTCCTCAAATGCATTGTGCAAGGAAAATTGATCGAATTCATGAGTGGTTCCATGCATGACGCGCTTGGGGGTTCCATCCTTATTTACGACTTTGGAGTCTCCAAACCACGCTCTAAATTGCGGAGTTTGCCACGGTTTGGGCTGCTTGATCTCTTCTTGAGTGATCAATTTTACAGCCTCATTTACTGCCTGCTGTGCTGACATAGCTCTCTTAGAGTGTCCGACCTTTGAAATGGCCCCTACCAAACGTTCTGTAGCCTCATTGCGGCTTGTCACTCCTGTCATATCGGTGCCCTTGATGGCTTCCGCACATTTGAGTAAGAAGTCCCTGGAGTCTGGGTTAGTCCCGAGCAACGCACAGTCCAGTAGCTGCACGAACTCAAACGCACCTCTAACCCCGCTTTGAACGATCCCAACTACTGTTTCTTTAGGAAGAGCCCTGGCTTGTTTAATATTCCCCCTATTTTTTTTAACAAACTGAGCCGCCTGCTTGATCTGATTCGACAGACCAAGCCGGTTATTCAGGCTATCCGGAATGGGAAGCTGTGATTCAATCCCAACGATTTGCAAGTCAAAATCCCAGCCATTCTGATGACCGTAGTTGACCGATTCAGCTATTTGACTCCAGTTTTGATCGAACTCGCTGAACCAGGGTTCCAGGCAACCCCCCTCACGCAGCACTTCAAAGAAGCGCATGGGAACTTTACCGACCAGCGCACGTTTAGTTTCTTCCCTGATACGATCAGCCGGAAGATATTGAAGTTCAGGTTGCATCCGGTGCATCATGTCCACCAGTTGGGGACTGACCCTCCACTCTGACCCAAACTGAGCACTGAATCGTGCGGCTCGGAAAACGCGCAACGCATCCTCAGCGAACTTCTCACTGACATTCTGGAGGGTCTTGTCCTTGATATTCTGTAGGGCTTCAGTAGGGCCGAAGAGTCTTCCATCCGCATCCACCATCATGGCGTTCACATTCAGGTCTCTGCGAACCATATCTCCTTCAAAATTACCGGTTGGAACGATATCAAAGTCCTTATGCCCCACCCCAGTCTTTTCTTCCGAACGAGCCACAGCGATTTCAATCTGGCCATACGTGGGGTCATGGTAGAGGTAGACGGGGAAAGCCTTCCCCACGTTCTCCAAACCCATCTTCTGTAAAGTGTCAGCCGTGGTGTTGGTGACGACATCGAAATCCTTTGGTTTACGGTCCAGGAGCATATCACGTACGCAGCCCCCGACAAAGCGGAAGTCAGCCTGGGGGTCAAACCTTTGGGCCATCTGTTTGAGTTTCTTCAGCATGTAGAGGGGGAGTTTGACTTCCTTATCGTGTGGAAGTTCAACCATTGCAGCCTGCTTCGAGGCCACGGTCATTCCCTGATAACGCCAAACTTCGCCTGGGTTCTTCATATTTAGAAGCTCTCCAATTGGAATCCCTGCGTATTTTCTGCCACCTTCATATTGCTCAATATAAACCTCATCCTTCATCTGAGCTAGGTCGGATTCATCCAGCCCACTCTCATTAAATACCCAATCGATGATGGTGTCAAGGTTTCGAGGGGTGAGTTTCCACACTTCGAAATTTTTGTCCACGACCCGGATCTGGTTGTAGAATCGCATGAAGAACTCCCGAACCTCATTCTTGAACATGTCGTATTCACCATTGAAGATGGCATCACACTCTTCTAACGAAACATAGCCCCAGATGAGGGTAAAGAACACATCTTCCATTGGAAAGTCAGGCTCCCCATACTTCATCGCATGGAGCTTTCGCCACTCTTCCTCCACCTCTCCTGGGTTGCTGTCATCTTCTTCTTCATGGGCCTCCTGAAGATGACGCTGACAAGCACTAAGAATTTGGTCCCACTTGTCATTGAGAATCTGTTCTCTGGCATAGGTTTCGTGGGTATAGTCCCCGTCTCCACTGCATTCTGCATAGTTGTTCGCTGAGTCGCCATCTACCCAGTATTCACCATTGATGAAACTACCCCACCCTGCGGCAAGTTTGCTGCTGTAGTGTTGTCGGGCCACCTCTTCATCAAGTCCGTAGTCTACCAAGACCGGATACCGCTCACCCCTACGTTCGACCAGCCCCCACTGGCTCTCTCGATCAATGTCCCACCATTTAACACCAAGTGTCTGGCATAAGAACTGAAGAGATTTCACTGCCTGCCTATCTGTAAGAGATTTTGTTTCCCCACGCTCTACTTTTTTACAAAAATTGTAGGCATTGGTTGCTCCGTATCGTTCGAAATCTGAGTAGGTGGCCCCTCTTAGGACTCGCTCAACTACGAGCCAGTGAAACTCAGTATCATAGTAAAAAATGCGAGTGATAATAGTGCAATCCTCAACCTTCTCATACATTCTGAGTTCGGCTTTGTTCTGAGCCACACCGGGCTGATTGATCGCTAGCTTGATTGCAACATGTTCATTTACCCCGACGACCATACGGGAAGACCCTTCCCCTAAAATTGGAAGCTCCATTCCGGTTCGCTCTCTCAGGAGCTCTAAGCGATCCCTGACGGTCTGAGAGTAGCCATTAGGCTCCTCCCAATTGTTATCCCCCTCCCCTTCATCCTGACCTTCTGGTGATATTTCGTGAATGCCGGGAAGTTTTTTGAGCAGATCCTTTGGGATATTTTTAGGCTTCTCTTCAGCCACTTTGACTTGATCGGCGTCCTGTTCCCCAAAGATGTCAATCAATGCAGTTAAAAGTTCCCTAGGTACTTCAGAGCCATCGGCCCATTTGGTCAGTCCCTTATTGGTTACACGACTAACGCCTCGTGGAAGCCCATTGCGGTCGTATAGGATGACGAACAAAGGGCCTGGGGTGCTCTTGTAGATGGTCTGCTTGTAGCGGTCGATTATCTTACGAGCGTCATTTAATTCCTGTTTATCTCGTTTCTGCACTGGTTTGCCCAGGTCCACCATCATACGCTTATTTGTGTCCGGTGCTCTCCAAACAGATTTGGAGATGCCCTCTTCCCGTCCTGCATGACGTTCTAAGAACTCTTCATCACTGACGTTATCATCATAAAGCCTGCTCCATGCACCAGAGTCTTCACTGGCCGTCTTCTGATTGACAATTCGCTCATGAACTAGATCGTAGAATTGCTGGCTCAAAGGGAACAGGATTTCATAACCGTACATCAATTCAGTTCCGTAGAAGTCGATCTCGGTCTGCTTGATAGCCTGCATCATCGCCTTGATGACCCCCGCATCCTCTCCGAACTCAGTCTCGGATAAGAAAGCCTTGATTTGTTCTAGGATAAGTGCAGTCCCTTCATGAAATACAATCTGGGTGTGTCCTGGGTTGTCCAAAGGGATAGGGAGTTCTAGCATGAATACTGAAAATCGAGGAATACCCAAGTCAATCAGCCACTGGATTCGGGGCCGCTCATCTCGGATGAAATAGATATTAATGACACCCTGCTCAGGTAGGACAAATGCTCTCTTCATGCTCACACTCTCAATATTGATACCCATAGTCGGGGAGTTTGAGCCTGAGCCTACTCTCCCTCTGGCAGAAAGCCCTCTTCAATCAGATATTCAGTGAGGTCTCCGGAGTAGCCATGTCTTCGAATATACTGCTGAGCCTTCTCTATTTCTTCCGTAGTTATATCTGGTTTGGCAGAGGTCATAGCATCTTCTACCTCTAAATCCACCTGATCCCATTCTAAACGCTCACTTGCCCTAATGGCACAGTCCTCTGAACAGTAGGTATCAAACCCCTCACTATCCGAATAACAATCTCTCCGGCTGGCTGGGAGGGGTTCTCCACATTCCGCACACTCTCCAAACTGTCGAATCATCCAGTCTCTTAGTTCATTGGTTGGGTTTTCCCAGCCCTCTTTACCTATATACTCTTCAAAGTATTCTGCTGCAACTTCATCATTTTTTCCAGAAAACAGCATCTTCTCAGCTTCGGGCCAGCTATGTCCTAGGACATCACGAGCATAATCGTAAATATGAGACACTCCGTCAATGATCGCATCTTCACCGGCTGGGAACCGCTGATTGTTTAAACAAAAAGCAGCATACTCATAGCTGTATCTTCCATTAGTCGCAATTGCAGCTTCCCCTTCTGGAAAAGGAATTTCATTCGTAATCGCATAACTGAAGGCAGCTTTAGGGATGTGAGAGTAATTCTTAAGCAGCGAATCCGTAAATTTCTTGCTTAACCCATTTATATGCAGCTTATATAAAATTCGATAAAAGTGGTCGGCATCCATTAGTCCATATCCATGATGTCAAGATTGTCATCTGAGACTTCCCAAACGACCAAAGTAGGTCCGATCTCACCTGGGAATGGAGGCTGGTTACCAACTGGAACAATGTTTCCCTTAGCATAAGTGCTATAGGTATTGAACTCAGCAAGCGTGTATGTTTCCTGGAGCGGAGGAGCCCCAGAGGATGCCTGTACGAAGGAGTTGTACTCGTTGCTATCCGTGTCAGTGCTAGCCAAACCGGTATCCGGGGAATCGGAGTCGAAAGAGGGGGCCTGATAGAGAGGGAGTGGGAATGGGAGGTCTTCTACCATAGATGCGATAATTGTCAAAGAGTCATCAATACCATAGCGGCCATATACATAGTCTCCAATGTGTTCATCTTGCCCAAAAATAGCTGACAAGTTAAGGCCCACGTGTGCAGGCTTTGCTAAATCTATTGCGGTGTAAAGGTCGTTTGTGATGGTTTGTAAAGTGCTGATGGTTCCGGAAATGGTGGCAGTCTCAGAAGCTACGTTGATAATAGAGCCTGGAGCCGTTCCGGCCACTTGAACGGAAATTTGCAAGGTATTACGATCTGTTGCGTCATAGACCCCATTACCAATTAATTGGTAGAGTTCCTGGACGACAATGCTCTGTCCCGTATAGGCTTGTATGATATTTTCTAGTGTGACTACCCGACACCCAGTTTGGAATGCTTTGATCAGGTTCACTACAAGATTTGAGTAGTCTAGGTCGTACTGCCCAGGATAAGGGGAGTTGCGATTAATAAAAAGAACGTCCCCCCATTGTCTTTTTGCATCTGGGGGTGTCAGGTTAGCCGGATTTTTCCCAATGATATCATAGGTGTGCGCGTATTCAAGACGGGCCAGTTCGGTAGCTACATTACGGAGCAGAGAGCCCCAAATGGTCTGATCGGTCTGGCTGATGTAAAAATTAGGGACATTGCCTAGCAGGTAGGTGAACTCTGAATCCTCATATTGGATCAGGGCATCTCGGGTTTGGTTGTAGAGTTGGTCAGGATTTGCCATCGTTACCTTCAGAGAAGTATCGAAAAGTCCTACTATAGGATCTGTTCACCTTCTACGTTTTTTGATTCATCCAGATGAAACACAAAAACTTCTGAAGGAACGCTCTTTTCCCACCTAAGTCCAGTCATTGTAGAACTTCCATTTTTCAGCATGTCTGTCATACTATACAACGCCACCACTAGATACGGCTGCATGTAGGCTTGTTTTAGGGCTTCTATTAGAAATACCTTCCCGTTTTTTGAAGGTATTTGAATTTTCTTGACCGTCTCCATTCCTTTGCCTTGTATGAATTTACTGGCTATGGTTACGTGCCCACTGAAAATATGATTCACTTTAGCAGTGTCTGGAAAGGTGCTCATCCACCCCCACTCATACGTGAAATAAGAGTCTAAAATGGCCTTTAGCCTCTCACTCAGAAGGCCCTTTTCCATAAGAACTCTTAGGCTATTTCCACGCTTCATGACGTTATATAATCAATGGTGACACTGCCTAGGGTAAGATACTCTGTTGAGCTAAGAGTGATGTCTCGATACCCACCCTCACGCCAAGCCTGATAGGTTACTTTGTAGCTGAACCCGCTTGGAGTAATACTCTTAGTGGTGTTCGAGAGGTAGGAGGGGAAGGTGGCGATGATACAACCCTCATAGACTGAGGGAATAGGGGTGATAGAGTTGATCTGATCCCCCACACCGATGATATAAAAAGCTCCGTCCAAATCGGTGGTGCTAGTCGGAGGGTTAGTCACCAAATCCATAATGCTACTTGCCCGTCTGAACTGATCCCCCTCATACAGCATTCCAACGTAGGCGTCTGGTAGACCCCCAGATGGGATGGTCTGGTCGGGAAGGACTTTGGTCGCAGTCGAAGTGATCCATGTGTTAGCGGCGAAGGGAAGGCTGCCTAAAGTGGTGTCCTGCGTGATGGGAATCCAAGTGGTGCCAGATGGGATAATAACCCCAACGTCATAAGATCCATCGGATTTGGCTAACTTTGTCAGTGGAACAATGACATTTGCAATTCCAGGAATGGACTTCACCTGTCGGATCACTTCGGACTGGGTGACAGTTGAACTGGCGTTACTTAACACCACTCCTAGCACAGTTCGAATTTGGCCATCCATGGCCACCGGAGTTACGTTTGGGTTGAGTTCTACCGATAGGATGATGTCCACCGCATTGGCCATCATTTGTTTAATCAACACATCTCCCCCGGCATTCTTGGTCTGGGCGATAGCATTTGCCACTTGCTCAATATAGCCTGGGTAGCCAGTCGTCACCGAGAACATTTCGTTGTAGAAGTAGGACACCAGCACAGAGGATTTATCAGGAATCCGTCCCGTAAGGATCCTAGCTACATACGCCTGATAGGTGTTCTGGTCAATGGTGAGGGTATAGTCCTGCCCTTCCACCATTACGGTCGGACCCGACCCATTGTCGTAAGTAACCTTGATATACCGATTTTGCTTGGGAATAAACGCTGACGCTAAAGCTGAGTCCATGGAGATAACGGTGTACCCATAAGACTCTGGAGTCCACACGTTCTTAATAAACCCTGGATTTGCAAGTGGGGCAGGAGTTGACCCAGTAAGTGTTTGTGATTCTCCGGTAACAAGAGTGCAGTATTCATGGAGAGTATATTTATTGTATCCGATCAGCAACTCTTGACCCAGAGGGATGCTTCCAGAGGGGAGCCACTGAATACTGTAAGCATTATAGTTACACGTAGGGGCGATCTGAGGGCTAGAAATTGAAGGGTTGCCAGAATAGGAAGGGATCCCTGTTGGGATAATCGCATAGTCTACATTTATTTTGTAAACGGTGCTCAGGTCTGCGGATCTTACGGAATTGATGCCGTACACACGACCTTGGTTATCAAGACTCACCTGCATGTCGGTATCAATAGGCTCGATAGTTGGTCCATTTGTCACAAAAGCGAATGGAACTCGTGAACCAGGAGCCAGCCCAGGCATGGTAGAGAGCACTGTTGGGGTAATGTTTGGGTAGGTGGCGTTAGCCGTGGTGTCAATCTGAACTAGATCATTTGCTTTATTGGAAAACCCATTAAGCAGTGGATCCTGGCTGTGAATTAACCGAACTCCCAGAGGTGATAAAGTCCCGCTGTCCCCATTTCCCACTACGCTATAGACTGTGGAAACAGGTTGGGCCGTGGGGTAGCACTGAAGTGGGGTCTGCATCCTCAACCATCCGACGACTGAGACATTGGGTGCCTGCGGATTTAGGTAATTAATGACCATCTGATTGGTGGCGTTCACACCATTAAGCTGAAATATCTGGTACTGTTCATTCGCCCCACCCACATTGGTAAGTTGATAGCAAAGTTCCGTGGGGTTTAAATACATGGTGTTGGTTGTTGGATCTACTTCACAGGTCTGAACACCAAAGAAAATCTGGTTCGTCCCCTGTGTAGCAACGATTTCGATTGGGGTGTAGATAAGCCCCGAAAGCGTAGAAGCAGGCTTAATCGCCAAAAGACTCTTATTAGAAATTTGCAGAGGAGTGTAGCTGGTGAAACTTCTATAAGTTGAGGAGCTATTCCCCCAAGAGAACACTTGTCCATCCGCCTGCTGGGAGTCCGTTATACCTCTGACATAGATATCAACGCAACCAAAGATGTGTTTTCCTCCACCGGCCAATGTGGGCTGAGTGAGCCAATCTCGTTCCATTTCCACATCACCCGCCGCCACAACATTCGCTCCAATGACTCCTGGAGTAGCCAGAGTGGTGTTCAGATACCCTAACCGGCTACCACTATCCACACCCACAACCAGACGATTTTTAATCATGACCGCATAGGATGAGTTGGATTGCTGATCAGTGCCGTATGTGGCTGGTCCCTGATTAATACAAAGCCATCCGGAGGGAAGACCAGAAGCCTGAGAGATTGCCCCCGCACCCACATTGCCGATGGAGCCAGTGACTGTACATTCTGCTGGCACATCCACGCTCCACCAATTATTTGCAGAGCTATAGATCGCATTGATACTCTGCAAAGTCACAACTGCTGACCCCACCGCAGCAAAATTTACCGCTGGGGACTGGCTATTTCCAGCGGCAGAGAAGGTCATTGCAGATTGGGTAAACGTAACTTGTGTGGTGGGTTTGGAATAGGTGTAGAGGGTCATCATCGCAACAGATCGGGTGGCCCCACCTCTGGTGATTCCGGCCCTCTCTCCCAAGATGTCAAATTGCTTATCAATCAGAAGCTGGGTATTAGAGGCAGATAAGTTCCATGCGGTAGCGATTTGGGATTTGAAAGGGCTGGTGTTAAATGGGTCAGAAACTCCATCTCCATCATAATCATCAATCGTTGCCACTGCACTGATGGATTGTGAGCACCTACCAAACCACTCTCTAACGGATTGCTGAGATAGCTCCAGGCTGATTGGATCGATATGAAGGTCTCTAAGTTCAGACCGAGGAGTTAGATCAAGCTGTGGGTAGTTAGCCATCGCTGAGCTAATCAGTCTAGAGGCGATGTCCTCTTTCTGTTGGAGATACTGGTAGTCATAGGGGTTTACTTGACGCAGATCAACAAACCCGAGTTGGAATGGACCGTTGAAATTGGACTCATATACCGTGTTGGTTATTGGATCCTGCACTACGGTAGAGAGGACCGCATAGAAAAAGTTGGCTCCTCCGGCGATAGATTGCGGGAATATGACTGAACTATAGCTGACAGGGATGGTGGTGTCCACGGTCGTGATGGTGGTCTGATCTCCTATAACCGCTGTTGAGGTTTCAGAATTAGTAACGTTGTTGGCAGCCCTGGTAATTTGAGTTACCAGCGGCCCATATTGCTGATAAGGAACATTCACCCCAGTGGAATCAGTGCTGTATTGGACTCGAACACCTAGAAGGCCGGGAGTTGTGGGGAGCACCCATTCTAATTGTGCCTGATTCAGCCCATTATAGGTGCTGACGCCCGATGGGGGGTTAAGCACAGGGAGAGATCCAGAGAGGCCAGTGTACACTAGCCCAAATGAAGAAGTGGGAGTCGCGTAGTAAGGCCCAGTCATTGGTGGCTCCGCAGGGTTGTAGCTCGTCCCCACTGCCAGCACTTGAATGACAGAGGACGAAGGGGTTATCCCTGTGATGCTTACAGTGAAGTTGTTATAACCAGCCATTAAGGTGGGGGTTAAAGAAGTGAAATTACCTCCCTCAATCGATACGGTTACGGCCTGAACAGTTGTGGAGGCTTGGTAGACCAGATCTATCCCGTTCGTGTCAATACCAAGCTCTTGGCCCTCCATCGTAGGGCTGATGAGGATCAGTGGGCTCAGGGTAACTTGCGGTATGACTGTCATTCTCGACCTCTTAATTTTGGATATTGTTGTTCGTGGTTTGTAACGTAAAACTCAGTGGGGTCGCACGGGGGGTTCCGTAAGAAGAAACCATCATATTTGTTGTAATGATTGTAGGGTCTTCGGCATTTCTCACTGAGCTAATACTCTCGATGTTTTTCAACACTTCCTGGGGGGATAAAACTTGTATGTTTTTTTGAGCTAACTGGATCCGCTTCAAATTGTCCAGTGCGTTCGAACACTCATTTGAAATGTCGTCTTCCGTCCCTAAGAATTTCTGCCCAATGAAATTTTTTAGTTGGGAAGTAAAGGCAGGGTAGAATATGCAGTTTGAGGTCAAAATAAACTTGTATATCCGTTGGACAAGTTTATAGAACTCCCAAACGTGTAAGAACGAGCCATTCTGAGCGATTGTGTAATCGTTCACTTTACTAAACCCATTGCACTTCAAACAATAGGCCGCGATAGTAATATACTGTATCTCAATCACCGGGTTAGTCAGCCGCATCTGTTGTCGAAACATAATTTTCGAAAGCTGTGCTGAGGCGGGAAATGAGGTATCTGGCCACACATCCCAACCGTATTGAGGGTGGCTCTGGGGCACTTCAATACCGGAGATGAACAACTTTACTGAGGCTTTCGCCGCAACCGTTCCTCTGATATGAACCGCATCCTGATATTGATTAGGACTGGCGTAAAGCAGAGTTCGAAGGTCTGTCAAATCAACAGTCATCCTCTCCTTCACCTGAAGGTGGTTGCAAGGGGATAGGCGCACATCAAAGTCGTAGGACATAGTTCTCTCAAAATAGCTCCAGATAGCCGAATGATTGGATTAGCTTCCGGCACCAGTCTGCTGAGGTGTCCCCGGAATGGCCTTACCGCTGGATAGATGGCTAAATTGAGAGAGTTCCCAGGCGGTGGGCTGGTCTAACTGGTTAACTCGGAAGTAAGGCCCCGGTAGGGAGGCGTTGTTCACACCCTCGACAGGAGTGGTAATATCATCCACAAGAACGTTCTGATTTTCTGGAAGACCAAACATGGTAGTTAACTCAGTCTGGAGGAGTGGGACTTGGATGACGGCATCATTGTGTAAGTTAGCCATATCCTCATGCCGCTCTATATGGTTTCTCAGCCAATTCATCCAGAACATGCCCTCATCATCACGTTGCATCATATAACGATAGTAGTCTTTTATCTTGCTGACTGTTACGGAACTAAGCTGGTCATTCCCGTTTACGTAGGTAAAATGACCATTAGGTCCAGGCTGCCATTCGGCTTTCTGGAAGCTAGGAGTCATTGCTTGTGGAGCAGACGGATCTGGGTATTTGGTTGCATAGTAATCCTCTAACAGACCAGCAGATTTTCTTAATTGGTTGGCTCTGATCTGATACCACGCCATAGCTAATGGTTGATTTGCACTGTTTCGATTGATCCAAGCATACAAAGCATTATTCTGGGTTTGAGACATGTGCCCCAGAAAGTTGAAGGGGGGGCCAGGAAGAGCATATTTATAAGGAGAAGTCATTTTAGGCTTTCATCAGCTTCCGCTACCACCGCCACCACAGTTGTGGGCTAAGAGGCCATCAGCAAAGTAGGTAGAGCAGTCGGACACTCTTCCAGGAGCGTATGTTTGGAACTCTCCAGCTTCAAATTCAATATTGGTGATGGTAAGGAAATCCCCCTTTAAATTCATGACCTGATCCCCCTCAGCTAATCTCCTACAGGTCATGCCATACCCAACTTGGGTTGATTCCGGATCTAATGATTTCCAACCTTCAGTTGTGTAAAGTGGGTGATCAGAGGTAACATTTAGCACCTTTCCATCCTCAAACTGTACATGATTGATATGACTCCGGATAGGATTATGGATAAACTCCACAGTCCCTACGGTCATGGTTTTAGAAGAAATATCGTAGGAGGCAACCCTATCTCCTACCTCTAGTTCCTTTATGTCTTTTAATACCCCATTTTCCATTGTTATCTTCGTGCCAGCTAAGAAGCAGCAGCCGGTTTCCTGATAAGGGGGGGCAGGAGCAATAACCCGAGCCTCTACGGATAAGAGCGCGTTGAAAGGAGCGTCATCTGAAGCCCCAGATTTGGCGTGAATGGTGATGGGGTAGTTCCCAACTGGTGCGCTTGAGGCTGTTAGGGTTAGTGTGGTGTTGAGTGCGGTCCCTCCTGGCAGAAGGCTCAGGGTGGAAGGGGTGAACACATGGGTCGTCCCAGTAGAGGGAAGTCCCGTAATGCTGAAACTCAAGCTGCCAGCGAATAGAATATTGGGTTTGTAAGTGAGTACCCAGGAGACAGAAGAGCTTTGGTTTTGCACGAAGGATTGAGTCGTTGCGGAAGTGCTGGAGACGGTGTAATCAGGGATTGCCCCACCAATAGCACTTTGATTTGTAGAGAAGGCTACAGTGGCGGTTTGCACTTGAGTTTGTGTGGCACCAGTATCCAGATCGGTGATCAACTTCCAGGTGATTGAGTGGTTCCCTGTCGGCACTGAGAACTTTGTCGTATCAATGGATGCGAGACCCATGGCGATATCCCCATTCCCTGCGGTATAAGTTGTAGCTAAGTTGGAAGAGGTTAGTGTGCCTCCATCTATTTGGTATTGGATCAAGGTAAGCACTTCTGGAGCAGAGTTTATAACATTTTCCGGGTTCCAATTTGGGGAGATATAAAACTGGACTGTGCCGCTGAAATACAAGTTTATGGCTGGGTTCCCAGCCGCATCCTCCCACACACCCGATGAGTAGGCATACTCATCTCCACCAACTAGGGTGTACACTGTGTAAGCTGCGGTGTTCCCAGTGAGATTACCATTAACATAGGTTCCAAACCAATTCGTATAGGGGACGGTGGGGCCAGTTGCGGAGTAACCGATTTGCCATTTAGGGTAGGCGTTCCCAGAAGGATCCAACAGCAGAGCAGAAGTATCAAAATTTGCGTAGTATTGCTGTTGATAAACGTTATTCCCTTGAGCATTAATTACAATGGTGGGGGCTCCGACTGGAGTCATTGTTGCAATAGTGGTGCGGTTATTAATGGCATTCAAGGTCGGGTTCGTGTAAGAAGTCGTCCCTGTGGCAAAGTTGTAAGGAAGAGCGACAACGTTTACCGGAGCCGTTAAATCTGATAGAGTGCCAGAAGTAAGGGTAACCTGAGCCGTCAATCCTCCGGCGATAACACCGGATGTGGCAGTGACTAGGCCATGGGTAACGTCTGTTCCGGAGCCCCCAACCAGGGTAGCGGCTGTGGCGGCAATAGGGATGGATGAAGAGACCTCTGAGATGACACCTAGACTCTGAGTGCTAGATGGGTAGGTCAGCGCGTTAGTGACGATTGAATCCCCACTCAGATAAGTGGCATTCTCAGTCAAAGCGAAAGTGATACTTTGCGTAGAAGTAGGCTGAGCGGCTAATGCGGTGGCAGTCATACTCCATCCTGTCAACTGCCCGTTCGCATTAGTTATTGGAGTAGGGGTGCCAAGCGTGACCCCACTCCCAGTGATGGAGGGTGAAATAGTTGGGGATTGAGAACTGTGAAGCCTTCGAGCCAAAGAAATTGTAATAATGTGAGCCGACCCATCCGCCGTAATACTGGTCGGGGAAATAGAGGCGATTTGTGGTTGACAAAGAGCCCACACTTCAAAGGTAAATTGAGAGCCTCCCGCACCGGCTCCATTTGCCCCAGAGGCGGGGGGCACAAATGTGTACAAATCATATTGGTTGGCTGCATTTATGTAAGCAATGTCAGTGAGTGAAATGGAGACAGGGAAATTATCAGCCATAGCGGCATCCCAGGTATTTGGAGAGGTAGGACTCCCACCAATATATTGAAGCTGGGTGGTGTCACTTACAGAGTCGTAAGCGATCTGTAATCTTCCCTGTCCAGATCCCAGAGCCTTTGAAAACCCAATTACATTATTCTGAAGGGCTAGTGGCTGAGTGGCCGCTTGGTCCCCTCCAGTGGCATAATTTATTCCTGTGACTGTCGTGCTATTTGTGAGATAGACATATCCTGAATAGCCCTCTAAGAGCGGGATGTAGGGAACTGGATTAGTGGAAGACATTAATTCCTCTTAAAAAGTTGGAAGAGCGGCCAAGAAGCCCTGCAATATTGTTAATACTCCAGGATTTATGGTTTGGAATGAGAAGGTTCCTACGGCTTTAGCCCCACTAGCGGTGTTAATCAGCGTAATATCCACTGAATTGCTTTGGATTCCAAGAGGAGGATTAGTCATATAACCATTCTGGAGCCCCTCAAACACTAGTTTGATTATAACAATTCCAGTGCTGCTAATTGAGTCCACCACCCCAACCACATTCGAGTAAGCTCCCGTATTGCTGTTTACAGTAGTGGTGACGTTAAGCTGAGAAGCGGTCACGCCAACGGGGACACTTCCATAGATAAAGAAGCTCTGATTCGGTCGTGGGTTTATGGCCTGGATGTCTCCGGGGACCAAACTGATAGCACCCAGATAACTGGTCTGAGTTCCATTGATGTAGTCTGGCCCAGTCTGTAGCGCACCCAATGGGGTAATGGTCTGAACCTGTAGATTCAGGGAAGTGCTTACCGTAGCCCCATTTGAATCGGTTACAGTAAACTCTACCGGCTGATTGAAAATTGCAGTCGTTCCAGTGGTGGCTAGAATTCCACCCTCAGAAAAACTAACCCCAGTCGGAAGGACAGATGCCAGATTACAGCTATTGGTAAGAGTTTGTGAAGAGGTGATGGTCTTAGGCAAAGTGTCCGTTGGGGAAAGCTGGAAGGGGATATTGATTACTCCACGGATAGTTTGATTTGTAATTGTGTCAGTGACTTGAACGGTTCCAATATAATTGTAGAACAGCGTTTTGGTCAATCCGGAAACAGCGGGGACGGTTCCGGTCAGAGCGGACCAAGGGAACAATCCAGTGCCGGAGTAGACCCCGCTTCCTCCCGTAGCCGAGACAGTGTAAGAGCCAGTCGCACCAGTAGCAGTAAGGGTTCCAGTAGCCGAAACCGTAACAGTCCAACCATTTGCCAGTAGCCCCCCGCTTGCCGGATCAGAGCATTCCCAGACATAGCCGGTTCCACTCCCTCCAGTGGCAGTCAATGTGGTACTGAAGGGCTGGCCATTGGGGATGATTGGAAGCGATGTGGTAGTGATGGCTAACGTTGTGTTTACAATTTGGATACTAAAGGTGGCAGTCGCTGTATCCGCGATCCCATCCGTTAGTTGGAAGGTGACATTGTAGGTTCCAGTCGCAGCCGTAATGTTACCAGCCGTAATAGTTCCCGCTGAGTTCATGGACATCCCAGGGGGTAGGGGAGTTGTTGTGGCCCAGGTCAAGGGTAAATTAGCACTCCTCCCAGAGAGATTGAAGGAGTAGTTGGACCCCGCTTGTCCTTGTGGAAGGCTTGGTCCAGGGGTGAGAATCTCTACGCTAGGCACAGAAGTCAGAATCACATAACCGTTAACCAAACCCCCTGCGCTATCAGCCAGAGTAACTTCAACAGATATGTTGGTCAACACAGCCGTTGTCACTCCACTGATGAAAGCGGTCCCACCTTGATCCACAGGGTTTGCATTAATTTGCAATCCAGGAGGGGTGGAAGCTGGGTTAGAGAATAGCCAAGTATAAGGAAGGACTCCAGAGCCGGTGGCCTTTAGTGTAGCAGAATAGTTTGCACCTCTAGAGATTGGACCCACACCAGACACATCAATGCCCAAAGGAGGAGGCTTCGGCACTACAGATAAATTGAATGGAGAAGAGTCTGTATTACTACCCGAATCCGTCACTGTAATAGTGATGCCATACAAAACTGAGGCAGGAACGGGGAGAGTGGCACCCACTACTGTTCCGCTGATAACTCCAGTGCTGGTGTTCAATGAGAGCCCGGTCGGAAGGGATGGAGAGACCCCCCAGGTGTAACCAGTTCCAGTTCCTCCCTGAGCTAAGAGGGATAAAGAATAGGGGACGTTCAACTCTACGTTGGGTAGCGGCGAAGCATTAAGAATGGTGAGAGCGGACTCCACCGTCACCTGGATACCCTGATAAATAGTGTTACCATCCGAATCCGTCACAGTGAAAGTGATGGATTGTGCATATCCTACGTTTGTGGAAACCCCACTCAGCAAACCAGTCGGACTAAGGGTAATTCCGCTGGGAAGTGTTCCCGAACTCACACTCCAAGTATAACCCCCAACTCCCCCCACAGCGGTAAGTTGCTTAGAATAGCTCTGAGTGGAAATAACGGAAGGAATGGTGGTTGAAGTGATGGCGATTAGGGCGATGAATGTAACCTCAAGTCGTTTATAGATGTAACCTTTCTTTCCAGTGCTGCTAATGGAGTTAACCCAGAAATCAAAATACCCAGCTTCAGTTGGAGTTCCGGTTACAAGCAGGGTGTTTCCACTGGTGGTTAGAGTTAGACCGGATGGCATATTTCCATATATCACAGAGCCCGTAGTCAGCGCATCGGTTGAAGTTGAAGTTATGAAACCATTGTACACAGATCCAAGCTTCCCGATAGGGAGACTTTCAATCAAGGTGTAGTCACTGGCAAAGAAATTGAAATTGATGGTGAAGGTTCCGACAACAACTCCGCTCTTGTTAACAAACTCAATAACACCTGGGGAAGTACTGGCACTTTCAACTGGCCCATAGATCAGCCCTGTATTTCGATCTAGGCTTAGACCAGTTGGAAGGGACGACCCTGCCTGGACTCGAACATACCATGTGACATCCCTATTGTTATCCGGAGAGTTGAAATAGGGCTTCTGAACATTAAGAGTGAAGAAATCCCCCACAACCGCAGGGACAGTCTGGACTGTATTTGCCCCTAGATTCTCTAGATTGCTCCCCGCATAAGGGACAGTGACGTAGGAGCGATTGATAGTGCCAATCACCTGACTGGCACGAATCAAAGGAATCTTTACGTTGGCAATCGCATTGATAGAAGTTACGGGTGGTCCAGAAATTTCGATGAATTTTGAAGGGCCGTCTACGTATACCGTAAGGCCATTGGCTAGGGTTACGGCTGGAGAAGTCCCGATTATAACCCCAGACTGATTTCCAGAAATTTGGAAATTGTAAGGTGTGGTATCTGAGGTTGCCCAATACTTATTAATAGCGTATGGCACTGGGGCAATAACAGAATCCGTGGTATTTAATAGGTAGTTGTAGGTTCGTGTGCTGGTGTTACTTGCGCTATCCAAGAGTCCAATGTTAAATTGATGAGAGCCGGTCTTTATTCCAGCCTCATCAACAAATAGGATTTCGATTTGCCCGTCCACTAATTTATACCCTGTATCAGAGGTGGCAATGATAGCAATGATCTTAGAGGTGGTATTGCCCAGAGAATCGACTGCAACCAGTCCGATATGGTAAGTCCCAAATCCGTTAACCGTGTAGCTTAGAGCCGCAGCCTCAACTAGGGCGGAAGCAACTGTAGTTGAGGCCGGTAGGATATTCCAAGTCACAGAGCCTGACCCCCCATACTGCTCCAACTCTAGGGAAGCTGTGTAGGGGAAAGAGGCGGGAACAACCGCAATGGACTCATTCAGGATATTGAATTTCGTGTTACTCAGCACATTGACAGGAACAATTTGATCGTTTGAGTTCCCTTCTGTATCCACAACATGAACACGAATCGTGTAAGTTCCGGCTGGGACGTAAGATCCATCAATTTGTAGGTAGGGCTGACCGCTAATACTCACAATGCTGGCGTTGCTTGTTGGGTCTGGAAGAGTCGTCTGAGGATCAGAATACACGATGGAGAAACCATAGGGTGCGGTGCCCCCCACGGCTACAAGTCCGACCGTGGTGCTTGGGGTTGTGATCCCGCTTCCTGAGAGGGAAGATGAACTCAACTGGTAATCCACTTGGGCCAAGACATCTAGTCCTGTCCAGTCTCCTCCATTCTGAACATCAATTTCTAAAATATTGGTGCCAGTCACAAAGCCCGTGGAGGCCGCGAAAGTAGCCGGAGGGGCCACAGGGTTGGGGTTGGGGGCGTTATTAGTGATGGCCGATTGAGTTCCGATTACATTGCCGTTCAAGGCGATTCGTGGGGAGTAATCAGAGCACAGCAACGCTAAGTTTAAACTGGCTGTAGAGAAGTTGCTGGGCAGGAGGAAAGTTGTCTGATAGCGGTAGCGGGTGTTTAAACCCCCCACATGAGTGGCTGAAGTGGACGGAATAGGCCCATCTCCTGCGTTGACCCATGTAGTCCCAGCGATGGTTCCCCAGAAGGCGTTAGGCTGCATGACTTTTGTTGGAATATAGGTTCCTGTCACTACATTTCCAGTCATCGTAGCTACCTGCCAGTCCAGATCCGACTGTCCGAAGGCTCCGGGTCCAGTCGTAATGGTAACTGCATTGGCGGGGCCGGAAACCCCGGTGGTGCCTGTGGCAGAGTTAGGTGGAACAGCCACAGTGGCCGCATCGGTTAGGCTGACGTCAGCAATCTGCCATCCGGTCCCCACATAATAAGGGGCTCCGTTGGCCGTGTAAGGGTAACCTACTGGGAGGACGTAACCCCCAGACAGAGTGAAACGAACTAGGATGTTGGCTACTTCCAGAGCCGTAATGCCGGGTATGGTGGTGTCGTACTGGTTTCCTGATGTGATGCCCCACCATGGCTGAACAGACCCGTTGGGAAGGCTTGTACCATGGGAAATAACCGTGTTCGGACCAAGAGTCTCCACCAGATAGCACCAATAGAGTCCCCCACTCAGGCCAGTATTATCAGAAGTGGTGGGCCAAGACAAGCTGGTGATGGAGGTCCAGGTGTTGCCGTTGTCAATAGAATATTCCAAATTCATAACTGGAACAGTGTCATCGGTCTTTAGGGCCGCAATCGCGTTGTAGCCGCAAACTACTGACAATAGCCCATCTGTCCAGCTATCGGTTAAGACTGGAAACGACCCATAAATGACCTCCTTAGTATTCATTCCCTGAACAGATGCAGGGGCTGCTAAGGCTTTGAACCCAGTGTGATACTGTTGAACCAAAATGTTAGAGTTTAAATTGGTGGCCCAAGGGTTTATGATTTGCCCATTTACGCCGAAAGGAGAGACTTGCCCAGCCGGAAGGGAGGAGCTATACCACCATCCCCCACTGGTGAACGGGAATTCATTTCCCCCCGGAGGGCTAACCACTACACTCGCTGGATGCAAGGTAGGATCAAAATAAAACCCGTCATTAGTGGTTTCAGTTACTGGGCGCAAAATCTGAGTCATCGGATGCCTTCTATTAAGGATGTCGAAAATCCGTTTGTTTAAGCCACAATCACGGTTATGGTGCCGACCCCACTAGTGGAAACTCCAGTTGAATCAACAACAGTAATGCCAAGGGTGACGGTGTAAACCCCTGCGGTTGGGGCTCCCACATAAGCTGGGATTGTGAAAGTCTGACCTGTCTGACCGGATAATTGCACCCCTCCGTTCCAAAGTCCGATGATGTTATCAGTCGGAGCATAATCCTGGTAGTTCACAGGATAGGCAGAGTTATTGACTACAAGGAGTTCATTGGATGGGCTGGCCTTGATGAAGGCGCTGGCCCCTGGACTCATCGAGATAGAGGTGATACTCCAAGTAAATGGGGGATGACCAAGCTGGACATGAATGCACTCAGCCGTTGAATAAACTGTAGATTGCCCAACTGTGAACGCATGAGTCGCAGAAACAAACTGAACGGTATTCATGGTTTCGGGCTGCATATAGACTGAGAGGGTGGCTACTGCACTGGTAATCAGTGGCACACCGCTACTGTCTGCAACCTGATAGGTGACGTTGGTCGTATAGGTGTTTCCAGGAAGACCAAGATCCACCTTGAAGTAAGGTCTACCGTTGCTATCGATAGCAAAGTAAGTGGGGTTGCTTACTACGGTGCAGATTGCTCCGTAAGGTGCGGTCCCTCCGGTAATCGTCAGAGGGGGAGTCGAAATGGTGAAGTTAGCGGAGGTATACTCAGAGACAGTGAACGCAACCGTATTTCCTTGGGCTGCCAAAGCGGGAGGTGCGACCGTAAAGCTGGTCGAGCCAGTTATGCTTCCGGCATTTTGGATGGAGAAAGTTCCGGTTCCACCTACAGAGGCTGTGGTGAAGGTGTAGAACAAATCATAAGTCTGTGCGTACGAAGAGTTATAGATATTCGTCACATTTACTACCACGGGGTTGCTCAGGGTGCCTAGATTTGTAATGAGGCTGGGAGCCGGAGAAGCGGTCGAAAGGAAACCTTCAACATGCAGACTGACAAAGGGGCTACCCTGAGACAGGCTGTAGGTTGTGTTAGGCTGAGCCAACCCTCCGCTGGTGATATTGATTGTGGCAGTCTGCGGATTGATGGTCAGAGGGAGGGCAATAGTGAACGGGGAGTAGCCAGGAGCCGTGGCAGTCAGATTCACCGTCACGTTTGCCGTGTTAATTGGAGTCCCAATCAATTGGATAGTCTGATTGTATATGGCCGTGGCATTACCCCCTCCGGAAATGGAGGTTCCATGCATCAGAACGGTTCCGCTTGGGTCTGCCAGCAATAATCCAGCCGGAAGCTGGCTGTCTAGAGTCCATGTGGCGTTGGTGCTGAGGGTGATGGATTGTGCGAGAGGAGCCACATTCACCCCAGCCCAGAGTGGTCCACCGGTCAGCGTATTGGTCAGAGTTTGAAGGGCCGGAGCCAAACCGGAGCTTGAAGTAGTCATTGGGATAACTGTGAAGGGGACGGTAGCGACCGTAGATTGATTACCATTCGCATCGGTCGCTTGAACCTGAACTGTGTAGTTGAGGGTTGAGTTTAAGGAATTGGCCGATACGGTTGGAAGGCTGTTAACCAGCAAGAAGGATCCGGTATATGGGGTCTGCGCGGAGGTTCCAGTAGGGTTGAGGAAAGTGGCGGTGGTCTGGTTGTTGTGGACCGTCACACCTGGGAAGGTGGTGCCATTTACCAGAGAGAATGTGTAGGGGGCGGTCCCACCAGTGGCATTCAGGATATAGAACCAATTCACGTAAGTTGTGTTGGCCTGATACCCCAGTGCGGCTGCATTCAGAGTATCCCCCTGCACGGTGGTAATGGTGACAACAGGAGTGGTGGTATTCCCACCTCCCCCTCCCAGAACGGAGCAATGCACACTCATTTCCTTGGATAAATTGTTATTTGTTACCACAGTGCCTAACGTGAAGTTCCCAAGGTTGCTTATGGTGGAGTTTGAAGGTGAAGTTCCGATGTCATCCAAAATGACGAATGTGTAAGGATTGGAGCCCAGAGCCGTAGTGGTGACACCCTGAGTGGGGGTGATGGCTGCCGTATCGGCTGCTCTCATTTGAGTGTGGGCCAGATTTGAATAGTCACCCTGGTAGTAGGCTACCCCCATGGGGAAGTAAGGAGTGGTAACCCCACTCTGCTGAGAGGTCACACTCTGCGCCACTGCACCAGAACTAATAACTCCAGCTTCACTGGGGGTCAGGAGGGAGATGCCTGGGAACACTTCGTTAACCACAGTCTTTCCACTGGTTTGAGTGCTGGTTATGGTCCCACCAGCGACTGGGTAGAAAGCAAATTGGGTAGAGTAGGTATTGGCGTTGGTATCAGTTGCGACGATCTCTAGCACATAGGGATTAGACGCTGCTAAAGCTGGAGTGGTGAAGAAACTGGTCAGCAGGGTAGTGGGGACCAAGTTAACGGTTCCGGTGGAGGTCGTCACCACTGGCCCTACGACTGTCTCCCCGGCAGAGTTGATTCCGGAGAAAGTGGGATAGGGAATGGTGGTAGCCCCACCGATACTCCACGTGTAGACTTGCTGATCGGCTGGTAGATTGGGCTGATGGACGGTGATGATCGGATCATAAATATCCTGCCATTGAGCGGGATAAGGGGCTCCGGTGGTGGGGTCTACCAGAGTGCTATTCGAAGTGGAGAAGAGAGATTGCAGGATTCCAGAAAAACCCTGGCCTAGACCAGTTGCCGTAGCATCCACAATAAACTTACTGTTATTGGACTGCCCTGCCCCACCAACCGTAGAGTAGAGGTTAGTGAATTGAATCTGGGTAGCCTCAGTTCGAAGATCATAAATTTGGTTGGAAGTTGGGCTCCACACGGCAATCCCAAAGAAAGATCCGGGGAGTGATGGTGGAAGGTAGGGAGACCCCTGCTGGGCATCTGGCAGGTTACTCAGGGGAGTGAAAGTCCAATCAGTCGTATAAGAACTGCTGTTCTTGTTGATGATGACATACTCAAGAGCAGAGGGTCCAGTTCCGCCTGACCCACCCTTGAGAGTAGAGGTCAAATTGATGATCTTGGAGACAGAGGCTCCGGTCTGGTCCACCACATGGGCTACAATGGCGTAAGCCCCATCTGCAAGGAAGGTGCCGCCTGCTAGAGAAGCACTGACAATGGGGCTCAAAATTGTATTAAGTGAGGGGGTGGAGATGTCCAGACTCCACACATAGGGGGCCACTCCACCCGTAGCTGAAAGCGGGAAGGAGACAACATATGGATAAGCGGTTGGGCTAAACACCTGATCTCCGGTCATGATGGTGAGAGCAGGAGTTCCAAGTCCCGAAACCACATCCACGGCCTCTGGGGAGATAATTGATAGGGCGTTTCCAATGGAATTATCAGAAGTGAAGGAGGCGATAGTATAAGGGCTTCGACCCCCAAAGACCGGAATGGCCATCTTGAAATCCATTCCCTCGGAGATGATGGTTTGATCCATATTCCCTAGAGTTAGATTCATCGGCAGCAAACTCATGGAGAAACTGACCGAAGAGTAAGAACCTATGGAATCCACTACTTCCGTGACAAAAACAAACGGAGTGTCAAAATCAGAATCTGAATTGTAAGTGACGGGGTAGCCGCTGATCAAACCAGTCCCAGCATCAAGAGAGAGTCCAAGAGGTAGCGCACCATCTACTACATTCCAAGAGTAAGGTGGGAGCCCCCCCGTAGCCGTAAGTTGAGACTGGTAATATGTCCCTACTCCAGCTGATGGAGGAGTGATGACTTGAACAGCTAGATCTGACTCAATCGTGAGCATCACTGTGGCCTCAGCAATGAAAGCTGGGACAGTGGCGTCTTGCACGGAGAAGTTGATGTTATAGACTCCTACAGTCAGTGGAGTCCCACTGAGCGTTCCATCTAGAGACAAGTTTAACCCAAATGGGAGTGAATCGGAGTACCAGTCGTAGGGTGCGGTTCCGCCCGAAGCCGAAAGCTGGACTTCTGCCATCGGCTGACCCACGATAGCGTCTGGAAGGGCTGTAGTAGCAATGGATACAGGGGTAACTAGGGCTAAGTTGGAAGAGAAGTTCAGTGGTGGAATAATCAAATCTTTGAGATTTGGGCGGTAAACAATAGGGAACACATCCGCTGACATGGTGTTTAACAGCGAGGAGGCGTTGTTGGTTCGGCTCGTGGCTACCAGAATTTTTAATTCTTGGGTCATATTGTCCTGTACCAGGGCCTTAACAATGACCATGTAGGGCTGGGGTTTGTAAGTAGAGCTACTGGAAGAGGCAATTTCAAATCCTGCCTCACCTCCTAGTCCCACATTCCCAGTTCCGATCACGCCTGCGGTGGTAGAGTTATAGACCTGATTTTGAACAAAAACGCTAAGAGCTAGGGAACGGCGAAGGTAAATTGGAGGGGTGAGGGTGGAAAAGTCATTTGAAAATTCGACAAAAATAGTCTGACTTCCAGGGGTGTTGAACGCCTTGGCCTGGGTTTTCTGACTGATTGGGAGCCATCCGGTATTTGTTCCATCACTGTAGGTAATACGCCAATAGTCGGCGGCAGCATAAGACTGACTTAAAGTGATGGTAAGGGACTGACTAATAGATAAAGTTGAACTGCTCAGGCTCACCAGAGAGTTGTTCACTGGTCCAGGGAACGCCAAGAATTGGGACCATGGGTTGGAGTCTAGAATAGCCCCACGATTGGATGACAGAGCCGTCATGTTCATCGTATAGCTATCATTGTTAGCTAGCTGGTAGGTGAAGAGTCGAGAGTCGTTTGTAGCAGTGCTGATTTCTAACCCGGTGGGTGGTAGACCTGATTTATTTAAAATCTGAACCGGAGCAGCCCCATTATCAGATAGCTGAATGTTCCAACCCAAGTAAAGATTGTAGGCATTGTTAACCTGTGGGGGGTTCCAGATAATGGTCAGTAAATTGGAGTCATCAATCTCCGCAATAGCGGGGGCTCCCGAAAGCTGTGTGGCGTTGACAGAGCTATTAGAAACCACGATGGATGGGATCGAATAGACGCTGGTGCGGTAATCTGACCCTATGAGGGTGAACACACTCGTGCCGACAATGGTCTGAGTGCTCTGTACCGAATTGAGAACACTGAGAGGAACATCCGCATTTCTCTGAAGCGTTAGAGAGACTGGGGAACCAGTAACCCCCCAGTTGACGTTGAACTGTGTATTATCCGGAGTTTGGGCAACGGTGGAGCCAAAACTAGTAATCGTAAGCGGGGAGGCAGAGCCGGTGACAACCAAAGACACGTTTGTGAATGAATTGGAGTAGTTGGGCTCGGTTCCCATTACTTGGAAATTAAAACTCCCCACCTGGGGGACAGCCCCTACGATTTGGTTGTTTACAATGGAGAGTCCTGGAGGGGCGTTTACCAAGGAGAACTTCACATCGGTGATAGGTTGCAGGGTTCCACTATTGGTGGCCACCAGAGACACTGGGGTGATATTGCTTCCGGTTACTTGATTTAGAGTGATAATGGCATTATTATTGATGCTGAATGTTGGAAGCCCAGTTGAGAGCAATACGGTGCTCAACTGCCCGGTTCGAGTTGGGGAGATGAGGCTATTGTTCGCTGTGGCGACCACAGTCCACTTACCCTTAAATTGAGCATTGGCGGGAATAGTCAAATTAAAGGTGCTGGAGGGAGCAATAGATGTTAGAGCGAACGTGGATGGGGGGGTGATGGCAGGTTCGCCGTTAGCTGAAATGAGGCTTACCGTGACGTTAATTGTCTCCCCACCCTGGAATTCTCCTGTAGGAACAGAAACAATGAATGGCACAGAACTCCCCGCAGGGCCAGTTTTAAATGGCGCATCCACTTGTAATTTAATGGCACTTGTAGAAGTCCAAACTCCGCTAGCTGGGCCGACTTGGAAGGGGCCGAAGTTGAGGTTGGTAATGGTATTCCCTGTTACAGAATCCTGCACTGCCACTTGGAATTGAATGGTTCCAGCCGTAGTTGGGGTCCAATTCATAAAGGAAGAAGTGGAGGTTCCCCCATCGGTAACGATACCCGTAGCTGTGCCAGAGGTGTTCCAATTGAAAGCTAGGCCCCCGCCCAGTCCATCCAAATAATCAGATTGGATGTTGAGTACCATATAGTAATTCGTGTTGTCAAAATAGCAGGACATCGCAGCATCTAGGATACCCACTTTGGTTGCCAGAGTGCCGACCACTAGACTAAGATCGTATGGGTAGGTCAGGGAATCGTAAAGAGTGCCAGGGCAGAAGGCGAGAAAATCATAGGTAGCGGGAGAGGAGGCTGTGACCCCTCCGGAGATGGAGTTGATGTTCGGCTGGGTAACCTGAAGCGAGGCGGAGTTCCCGTCTGCGGTGATGAGCGAGAGGCCGTTCGGCAATCCTATGGGTGTGACGTAGCTCACTTGTCCGTTAGAAATGGGAGTGCCGTTCAAGCCCAGTGCCTGAAGTGTGACAGGGGTGGCGGCGGAATCGTAGGCTAAGTAGTTATTTGTCCTACCCGAAACCACGATGGATAGCGGCTCTAGAACTTCAATGGCCAATGGATAATACGTTTGGGTTACCCCATCGTCCGCTTTCACATAGCACTGGAACAATCTAGTGTCAGCACTGGGGCTGGTGAATTTCACCTGAGCCGTATTAGTTGCAGAGTTTGTCTCTAAGGTCAACCAGGAGGGGTTTAGAAAGAGGCCCCAGCTAACCGTGCTGGCCGGATTCACAGCCGTCAGGGTTATCAGATAGGCTGTTTGCAAGGCCGCAATCCTTACAATTGCCCCCTCGTTATCAGCATTTAGCGTCAGAAGCACATTTTGTTTATCAGTCGTTGCGGCAGAGAGTGTTAAGGCCATCGTTTCAAGTCCTCATAAGAGCGGTCGGTATTCAGGAATTGGAGTTGTCTGTCAGTTGAGTAGAACTGCTATCAATCAGAACTCCTCCCGCAAATGGGGTTGCGTTGGCCGATCTTACAAGGGTGGAACGAGTAGTGATGGTAGCAGAGCCGTTTGAGGTCCATGGTGACTGACTGTTGCAAACTACCGTAGAGCCCAAGGAGGCCAAGACAACCGGAGTCACGTTAGTCACATTCATCTCTTCCCCGACTCCATGGTTCTCAAGAGTTAGATTAGAAGTGAGTTCTATATCAAAGAAGACGGGACTGTTTGGGGATCCAGCGGCCATAAGTGTCAGTCCTGAAACAGTCATTGAGGAATCGCTCAGATAAAATCCGACTCCAGTTCCAATTGAAAGGGTGCCCTTGCTTACGTTAACAGAGCAATCTACAAATCCCCCTGCCTGCTGATTATTTGTCCATTTACAATCTGAAAAATCAATTTGTGCGTCAACTCCATAAATTGCGGGGTTACCAGCAGGGAATGAATCAAAGGCTACCCCATTGAACAACACACGGGAATTATTTATAACAAAGGCGGAGAGTGGGGTGTCATTTGGGGTATAACCTACTGCCGTAATAGTCATATATCCCGAGTCGCCTGGGGCTCTGCCAATATAAAGGCGTCCCTCATCCTGAACGGTGTAGGAGAGACCCGCGATGCAAGAGTTCGCCACCGGAGAAATTGTGCCATCCCCTAGGAAGACATCCCTAAGACTAGAGGTGTTGAACAGATTTTGCACAGAGAATGGGGTTCCGGTCTGCACCAGATACACTGCACACGGATGAAGAAGGATCGGAGGGAGAGCAGATAGCGCACCGTATATTGTCAATTTCGGTGTCTGAGCGGTAAGACCGTCATTCCCGTCATTCCCGCTAACGTTGTTAACGTATAGATTGATGGGGGCGATAGTCATGACACCTCCATTGGAGAGAGAGGACTCAGGGGTCGGAGAAGTGATGGCAAATCCTACATGGGGGGCGATTTTCGCAAAACCACGACCCGCTGGGTACGATAATTGAATTAATTTACGCTTCCAGCCACCAACCGGCTCGATGAAATCGTTGGTGTGAAGGGGGGTGAAGAAAGTATGTTCCACGTTATTAAAGCGTTTCGCCTCGTAGTTATTGTCAAAATAATTTCCGATGGCCTGATTGGTGAGGTCCGAGTCATTCCAAGTAGGTTGGGAGGGCAAAGTGGTGATAATTGGAAGCTCTCTATTATAAGGATACACATCCTTTAGCCCGACGATGGGGGCGGCTCCCGTTCCATTGGTCGTCACCATGGCTGTATCTTCTGAATGAAGAAGTGTGTAAGTATGGGTAGCGTCCCCTTCACCTTGGTAGGGTAGGTACTCCATGGCTATGGCCAAAGAAGAGTTTATGCTAAAGGAGGGGTTAACAGAGCCCACCATAAAGTAGGGGTAGACTGCGACATTTGCCGTGGCTGGAACAGTTACAGTAGTGATTCCGTTGAAAAATTGAACACTCAATAATGGGTAAGCCTTGAATTTTTGAGGGAATGATGGGTCATCCGCAACAAAAATGTATTTGTTGAGAGGGCTGCCACCCACGCCCGTAAGTGTCCCATCGGTGGTTCCGAAGATCAGCGAAGTGGTGGCCGTGGAGCCGGTGCCAATCTGAGTGGAACTGAGAAGGCTAATTCTGGGGTCCAGGGGGAACAGACTGCTAGAGGAGTTCTGGTAGTTTCCAAACAACACAGTTTCACTGATAGAAGACACAGCTTTGACGGCTGGGTTGTAACTGAGTTGGGCTGTTTGATTCAGCAGTACAGTGAACACAAGGTTTATAGTGGATGGAACCTGTTGGGTCATCACATATAAATTAGTCGCGTCCACTGCTGTGTAATAGATGGAATAATTTGCCCCAGAGGCTAAGTCAGTGGCGCTTACAATGAAAATCCCATTGAAGTTTACATAGCCATTAATGTTTGTTCTAGGGATGGTGAATTCCAAGACACTTAGGCTATCGTAGGTAGTGGGGACTCCGCTAGAGGCAGGCACAGGAATACTCGCCCTGGTGCCAAATATTTTGTTAGAGTACAAGGGGTTGTAAGCACTCAATGGGTTATTTTGATTAGTAATCGGCTGGAATGTCTCGTACTCTGAGACGCCAAAGATTGGGAAGGTTTTGTTAATCTGACCGTCATAGAGTGAGCCCCCCATGATGCTGGTGGGGATCTGGCGTAATGAATAATTAGACCCTGCGGGGTAGAGGACTCCAATTGTCACATAAAGATCATTTACACCCGGATCAAAAGCGGTGCCAGATAGGTTACTGTTAAAGGTTGCGGTGGCAGTGCGGCCCCCCACTCCGGTGGTGGTTATTTGACCACTCAGAAGGAGGACTGGGTTAATTGAGCCGTTTGTTTGAGTAACCTGAGCCTGCACCATTAAGTAAGA